TCCACAAGAATTTCAACATCCCCACCAGCCCTATGGCGAGTGGGGGAAGGAGCCTTCCCGAAGGCATGCTTGTACAGCGCGTCCAGCTTCATATACTTCCCAGTGATGTGCTGGGTCAGCTCAACCGAGCAAAGCCTATCCGGTGGCCAAGGGAAGTGGAATTGTTTTTCAATCCTCCTCAGGTCACACGACAGCACACCAGCATCGAAGGGGCAATTGTGGGCCAGCAGCTTCTTTTCCCCGAGGAAGAAGTTGGCCAATGTGCGGTAGCGAGCGACAAAAGGCGGCTCCTTTTCCAGCATCTTGTCCGTTATCCCAGTGATCTCGACAATCTTTGGATCCAGCTTGATCCCTGGATTTATCAGAAACTCGTCACTGTCCACAAACTCCAGTGTCTCATCGTCCAGCTTCACCACACAAATCTCAATGATCCGAGGCTGCTGAGCCAGGGGCACCACATCCGGTTTCAATAGGCCTGTCGTTTCCAGGTCGAACACTATCATAGGGGCAAACGTTTGATGAGCTTGAGATCGAACCCGATTTGATCTCGGGAATCGAAAATGACATATTCATACCTTCTGCTGTTGGCGATATGCGGATTGGTATGGCTCTGGGTGGTGACCTGTTGGGCGATCTTGTAGCCCTGTGCCTCCATGAACCGAACCGCTCCATCAAGGTCCTCCACGTGCACTCCGAGATGGGAAAGCCCATTGGTGCGTTCAGCCCCAATCGCTTCAATCCAATTTCCCCCCTCCCGGTAGCTCAGAACCTCAAACTCCACCCCAGGGATCAGCTGGTAGTTGAAAGCAAGGTCAGCCACATTCCCAGATTTCCTCTCGAAAACTTCCCCATGGGCACTGACCCGGTCATGAAACCACTCATCACAACCGAGGTCCCGCAGAAGGCTGATAAGCTTCTCGGGATGGGGGGCATAGATAGCGACCTGATCCACTGGGAATCTTGCCCCCGGCTTGGTGGCTGGGACAGGGCTCAGCTTGTCCATCATCTGCACAGCATACAGGCAATAACTCGCCATGTCCAGAAGCGCTTCCCTCAAGCCCTTCTTCTCCTCCAAGTTCAGCTCGCGCTTTTCCTCAAACACCACGCCCCACATCAGCCTCTTCAGCCGTCTCCACTTTCGCCCAATGTTCGCATACCCCATCAGGCTCGCTTCCGGCCAGTTGTCGATCAGCTGAAGGTCCGCGCCATACTGAAGAACCTTCTCAGCTCGCGTATTGGCCATTTCCTCCAAAAGGCCCTCAAAAGCTTCCTGTCCATGGGCTCCGGTCACAATTCTGGAATTTCTGTCCATCTAGCTTCGTGTCTCCGCTGTGATTGGGTGTGCCCCTGGGTCCTTACTCAGGCCCCGTAGGGAAGAATGCAGCCGGCCAGTTGCCGGTGATGCTCAGGTCCAGAGAGGAGAAATCCAATGAAATTGGCCAGCTGTTCTGGACTCGTCTCATTCCCTGACTTGAGGCTGTTCAATTGGTATTCCTTCGCAAACTCCGGGGTCCAGCCCCTCGTTTCCACCACCCTCCCCTCAATATAGCGGCTCATTGGGGTGCCCTCAATCTTTCCCGGAGCGATCCCGAAAACTGTGATCGGGATGGAGCGACGGTGAAACTCGTGGGCCATTTGAATCGTCATCATATGGGCTGCCGCTTTGCTCGCATTATAGACCAGCGAAGAGGTCATCGGCACCCAAGCCGCATTACTGGTGATGTTGAGGATCGTGCCCTGGCTGTCCTTGAGGAGGAGGAACAACGCCTGGGACATATTGAAAATCCCCATTGCGTTCACGCCCATCACATTGTCCCAAAGGAATGGCTCAATATCCTCAAAGAAGTTGATATCATTGACCCCAGCGTTATTCACCAGCACCTCAAACTGAAACTCATCATCAACAATTTCTCTCTCCAACTTCTCAACAGCCTCTTCAACGGCCAGCCGGCAATCCGAATGGCTGCCCACATCCGAGGAAATCCAAAGCTCACCCTCAAACAGCTGCTCGGGGGCATTCAAATCGAAGTTCACCACAAAGTCATAATTCCCCAACAGCCTGGCCAAAATTGCCCTTCCCAGGCCGTTCGATCCCCCGGTCACCGCCGCAATACTTCTCATCATTTCTTTACTCCCGGTTGAACCTGGAAACAAGTCAAACCCAACTCTCGCCACATTCCCACAACCTCATCATCATCCTCCATCACGAACACCACATCCCGGTCCCAGAAATGGTTTTCATACACCTCTTTCTTATGCTCCCAGTTGGGCCGAAAATCCTTTTCCGCTCGCATGTAAAGCTCATCAAAAGGAATCTGGTGGTGCCGAAGCCATTCTACCGTTTCATCCATGTACTTCCCCGGTCGCCCAGTCACAATCGCGATCATATTGTTATAGCTTGATCCATACCAAGCCTGTGCCACGGCCTGTTCCGCTCTGCGAGCCTTGTCCAATCCTAGAAAGGCATGGTACTCATCCCACTTCTTCTCCAATGCGAATGGACGCCGGTGAAGATCATCACAGAGTGTTGAGTCCAGGTCGAAGATTGCCCACTTCGTCATTTCTTTGCCTCCTGGGGCCGAGCCTCAAAAGGCTTCATCTCCTCCCAAGCCTTCTGCTGCTCCTCTCGGGTGCGGGGAGGGAGAGGAGTTTCGGCCACATCCCCGCTGTAGGCATATTCCTGGGCCTCGTCCCAACGGTGCCCAGTGTCTGGGTTGAAGAGTGGTCCCTTGATGGGGCATTCCATATAGTTGGGGAAACAGCAAACTCCGGTCGCGGCACAGTACACCCGGATAAAAGGCTCAGCCCATGGGTGAACTTCCAGAACCCTGTCCCTCATCAACCGGAACACATCCTGGTACTCACCTTGGGTACGGGTGCAGAGGCGAAGCTTCCCCATATCAGCCATGGACCGGAGCGAAGCTTTGACGACAATGTTGGTGGCGACGTTGGTGGGGAGGATTCCGCGTGCATCCTGGGGAGGAACGCCCAGTTGGACCAACTCCTGATAATAATCATCAATAGTGTCCATTGCCTCCCCATAAGAACCCGGAGCGCCAGGATCAAATGTTCTGCCTTCATCATTGGTCCGCTCCACAATCTCCCCCGGATTTACCCGGAGCGTGCGGGGCACCACATACTCGAATCCGGACATGTCAACGGTGCGCTGAGACTGCTGGGCGTAGCTATTCGCTCGGGAGCGGACCAGCTGGTGGGTGAAAGCTCGGCTCACACCATCGATCAGGAACGTATAATCCACAAACTCCCAACTCGACTGGATCGTTCCGCGCATGTAGTCAAGCTCCTTCTGCTTCCGCTCCGCTGGCCAATCCCGGATTTCATCCATCAATCCTGGGCTCATGGACAGGCGCGTCTGCTTCGTGAAGAGGAGAAGCTCAAGCGCTTCCGGCGTGTAGTTGAGTAGTGTGACTTTCATCTCAATTCTTCCTTTCTTTCACAACCTTGTAGGCTGGCCGAGGCGTCCAATCTTCGTTCAAGATTGAACAGTAATGATGGGTCCCGTGGAGACGTGCCTCCTTCTGGTCAGGGGTGAGCTGGAACAGGTAGGCAACGCTATAAAGGTCCAGGTCCGGAGTGGTAAGAATGTCGTGGAAGGTTTCCGCTTGATAGCGAAAGCTTTCCTCCTCAGTTGGAAGCCGGCCATAATGGCCGGTCAGGAATGCCCGGCTGTCCGGCCCTCTCAGCCCCACCTCTGTGGCCTGAACCGGCCCATTCCACCCATACTCCTGGAAGAATCGGGCACGCCCCATCGGCTCCCATGTAGGGTTGCTTCCATAGGAGTGAAGAGCCATAGCATCCACGCTATCGCCCACTGTCTCTATAAAGGCTCGGAGATAGTCGTGAACGCCCACCTGGGTCCAGCCGAGGCCATGGGCAACTACCTTCGATCCGTGGTCCCGAGCCACTTCAGCCCCACGCCTCGTCAACGTCCCCCACACCCTTCCTCCTTCAGGATGAGCGGTGTGCTCGTTGTCGTGCTCGTTGCCCAGCTGAACCTCCGAGAAGAAGCCGAAATTTTGAAAGAGCCAATTCAGCCGCTCCCGGAAATCCCCGTTTTCTGGGTGAGGAGCTATGATGGGAAGGATGTTGATTCCCTCTTCACGATACTTGTGAATCCAATCCAGATCCTCCCGAGTATTGAGGTAGTGGACGGACGTTCTCACATCCTTTATCCCCAGGTCCCGCACATAGGGGAGCGCTTGGCGGCCGGAGGAGGTTTGGACATTGATGCCGATGATGGTTTTGTGGCGCTCTTCAACAGGGGGATCATACTCATCAAGCACCGGGAGTGGGCCCAGCTGTTCCCAAGACACCACCTTCACATCTTCCCACCTCAAGTCAAGACGGTGGAAATCGGCCATGTCCTTGATGTGGTAGCGCTTCCCTCCCACCACAAGGTAATGCTCCACCCCATCAGCCCTCCGATACAGCCCATCCGGGAGGAGGGAGGAGGGAGGAGGAGTCACCTCCACTCCACCGGGGAGCGCTCTGACTCGCTTGGCCAGGGATTCAAGCTCCCTCGCAATGGCTTCCTTCTCAGTCATCCTTCCCTCCCATAGTGAAGATTCCGATCATACCCATAGACGTCACTGAGCCAACCGGAGATAAGGTTGATATCCTGGACAAGATCATCGAGGAGGATTTGCCTCCAGGTGGCGAACCGTCCCACCGAGAAAATCCCATATCGGTTGGACATCTCGATGATAAATCTCCTCCTCAGCCTCTCGTCAATCGGCACCAGCTTCCCATGCTTCTGGATCTTCCGGGTGTGCTCGGACAACTTCCCATCCATTATCCCAAAGTGGTAGTGCAGGATATTGTTCAGGTCAAGGGAATCTAGCGCTTCTGCATCAACCGAGGATTCCACCATCAAGTGATTTCCCGTTATGGAAGCACGATACTGGGACCAGAAGCTCTCAGGATAGTAGATGGTCTGGTTTACGTTGGTGGGAGGATCGGTTATGTCCGCTTTGTTGGTGCGGATGGAGCGCCACTTGAACTCGGGCATATCCTTCCAGCCCACCATATCCATAAGTGACGGCATTGGGATAGTAGAGATTACATGCTCCTGCAAATCCTTGATCTCCCCAGCGATCAGCGGCTCCCCATACCGTATGTCCAACCCGTTGGCCATCGTGCTGAGGAAATTATCCGGGGCCACATAACGGTCCACCGGAGCGAGGTTTAGAACGCTCCGATCCATGACCTCTCCTGTAACCTTCCGAGAGTAGGAATTGTTGAGTTTGAGAGTGGAATGGGCTCGGAGTTCACCGCCCACCATCACAGCTTTCGCCACCCGCACCTTCTTGAACGGCTGGCCAGTGGCCTGAGACACCGCTTCACTCCGGAACCGGAGAAGTGCGCCGTGATTGTCGGGAAGCGACGGCTGGGCTTCGTAGATCACCGGATTGAACCTTCTCAGCATATTGGCCGCTAACAGGCCTGCCATGCCCGCCCCATAGATTCTCAACATGGCGGCTCCACCATAATATTTTCTTTCAAGACTTCCGTGTATTTATCCAAGAGGCGGGGCACCTGCTCAAGATACTCGATGCAGGCACAAACGGTATCGAAGCTGTCCACTCCGCCACCATACTCAGGGGAGCTAAGGGATGCCCTCTCTCCAGGGCCCAAGATCCCTGAAACAGTGGGTAGTTTGCAGCAGGGACAAGTCACTCCGGAAACTCTTTTCATTCTGGACCCTTCCTTGAAGCAGGGAGAAAAGCCCACCACCCCCGGAGGAGTGGTGGGACGGCGCAGGATCAGCCCTTCTTCTTGCCCTTGCCCTTCCCCTTGGGCTCCTCCTCAGCCTCGGCCTTCACAGCAGCCTCGGCCTTCGCAGCAGCCTCAGCCGCCACAGCTTTGGCCTTCTTCTCAGCTGCCTTCTCAGCTGCGCGCTTCTCAGCCTCAGCCACACGCACCGCCGCTCGCTGGGCGATTCCCTTGGGGTCATCCACCTGGGGTGGCTCCTCAGGAAGCTTCTCGTCCATCCCCACGAGCGTGGCGTGACGGCGACGGGTCACCAGAATCGAAAGATCCTGCGGGTGACCACCCTTGGCAATGTACTGCTCATACGTTAGCCCAGGGTTGCTCTCGATGATGCCGAAGCTCCGGGTGCGGCGCGACTCACCCTGGCGGCGCGATTCCAGGCCCAGCGCCGTGGGAATAATGCGCTTGCCGATAAGAGAGTTGGTGGAACGCTCCTTCTTCGGCTTCGGCTCCTTCTTGGCCTTCTTCGGCTTCGGATCAGCCTTCACCTCTGCCTCCTCCTCCGAGGCCCCCTCACCGGAAATGGCCTCGAAAGCCTTCTTCACTGCTGTCTCACGATCAGCAAACTTCTTGATCTTGCCCTCTGGGTTAGCCTGGTTGTACACGGAGAGGAGCACCGGCGTGGGCACCTCCTCCAGGTCCGCTTCCGAGGAAACGATGAAGCTGTCCGGGTGCTCCCCGGAAATCTCCTTGGCCGTGTCCTCAGTGGCTCCGATGACATCGCCGTTCTGGGTGATGACGAACATGTTCTGCTCCTTGGCAGTGGTGGTGAGGGCCTCATTGGGCCCGATGGTGGCAGCGGAATTTTGCTGCCGAGTTTTCTGATTCTTCTTCATCGCCAATTCTCCATTTCTCCTTCGTTGCCTACCCGCTCGGGAAAGAAGGATAGCTGGTCCCGGAGAGGGAAGCAACCCCTTCACTGACAATCAAAAAAGTGTGGTAAAATGTCCATTATCATGATTGGGGTCACAGGTGTCCACTTACCCATCCGGAACCAATCACACGCTAGAGGTGATTCTAGATGGGATAGAACCTATCACTTTGAGGAGCAATGATATGCAAGCTGCTCTTGGCTCGCGTCACACCAACGTAGAACACCCGATGCTCATGATCTGGGCTCATCTGAAATCCATCATAGGTGCGGGTGGAAAGGTCCGTCATTATTAGGATGTTGTCCTGCTCGGCCCCTTTCACGCCATGAATCGTTTCAATCCGTACGCGAGGCGGCTGAGTCAGCTTCTCTCCCCTCCGAAGGCAGCTCACGTAGAAATCACGATCCTCCGCAGAGATTCCCACTAGGGCATCGTGCCAAGCCTTCTTCAGCTTCAGCTTCAGGTCCGCTGGGGTGTAGCGGCGAAGCTCCCTCAGCTGTGGGATGCGCCTTCCGAGTGTTGGGAGAATGATCCGGACCTCATCAGCGCTCATATCCTCCTTCTTCCCTGCGCGTAGCTTCTCCCATAACAGCATTGCCTCCACATGCTTCGGATCAGCAGCAATGCCTTGTTGGCGGGTTTGATAATTGACCCCTTGGTCCCGAGCCATCTTTATCAGCCGATCCAGCATGTACTGGTTCCGAGCCAGAAGCAACCACTTGCCCGAGGAGAGGTCAACAAATTCCGGCTCCATGTGCCTCTCCACCACACCCTTCCTCCCAGTGGACAGAAAATTCTTGGTGTAGCGGTGAGTTATCCGAGAGGACACCTCATTGGCCAGGTTGAAGACAGATTTCGGGAGCCGGTGTGATACGGGCAGCACCTCCGGATTTCGGGACAACCGGAGAAACTGTTCCACGTCTGCCCCGGCCCATCGGTAGATTGCCTGATCATCGTCCCCGCCCACGTACACCCGTTCACAGTGGGCGAAGGCACGACGAATGGCTGCCCATTGGGAGGCGGTGAGGTCCTGGGCCTCGTCAACGATCCCCACCTTTAGGTTCAGCGGCTCACCGTTATTGAGGTAGTGGATCAGCATGTCTGTGAAATCAATCTTCGATGACTCCGATTTGTAGCGGGTGAAGGATTCATCGAAATACACCAATTCCCTCCAATCCACATTTTCGCCCAACTCGTGCCAAGCTTCCTCCAGCGAGATCATGGTGGTGGCGGCATAATCAGCCACCCTCAACATACGATCCCCCTTTGTCCCGGAGGGGATCAAGGTGTCCATAGAATAGTGCCCAGTGATATCACAACCGAGAAGGCCAGCAAACTCCTTCCAGTCCCTCCACCCCATCACCTCATCCCGAGACACCCCAAGCGCTTTATAGGACAGGCTATGAATGGTCCGGAACCATGGAAGGTCCTCATCCGCGTCCAGCCCAAATTTCTCCGCAGCACGCTGCTGGGCTTCCTTGGCCGCTGCTTTGGTGAAGGTACAGAAGGCAATTTCACTGGGTCGAACCCCACTCTGCAACTCCGCTTCCACAATCTCCAGTAGCCGAGTGGTCTTTCCACAACCCGGCCCACCCAGGATCAACCGGAGGTTATTCATATGGGTTGTTCGACCCATGAGTGGCGGAAAGTTGTCGGATGCGCTTATCAGCACACGGACCGCAAAATCGACCCCAGCTGGGCGAGGAGCCACTTGTCTTTATCTCGTACAGCTTCCGCGGCTGCTTTCCACAATTTTCACAATAGGTCCGCAACTCAACTTTATAGAATCCCATTGGGAAACTCCTTTGAAAGCCATTCACCAATCTTCGCCCGGAGCCGATAAACCTCCATCCTGATGTCGTTCCGGGAATCGTAGTTTTCACTGTCCTGTATGGCCAAGATCATCCTCTTGCAGGATTTCTCAAGGTCGCCGTCCACGGGATTTCGCATCTTTCAATTGGGTCAACATGAGCCTTCTAAGGTCCCGAGGAAAGTACACGTCTGGCTCCCGCGAGTTGGGGCCGAGATGGGCGATAAAGGAGCCGTACACCTCCAGCCCATGCTCCTCCAACATGATCCTGTAAAGGGCAACCTGAATGCCGTAGGTGTTTAGCTCATTGGCTTTTAGGTGATCGAAGGGAGGCTTCAACAGATCCCAGCCCTTATCACCAGTATCGAAGCGCTTGTTGGTTTTCCAGTCGCCCATCATCACCTTCCCATCCTTCAGCTGTAGCAGCACATCACACGTTCCGGCCAACCCATACTTCAGGGAGAACAGCTTCAGCTCGGTGGCCAGAAGCTTTGACCCATTCAGCCGCGTGGCCATGAGCCTCCGGAACAGCGAAAAGCGCTTTTCAGCCTCCACGGACAACCCTTGGACAACTCCTCCCCGGAACCAAGTTTCAATCGCATTGTGAACCTCTGTTCCCAGCCTCGCCCCATCCTCCTTGGCCTTTTTCCACTCCTCCAGAACCACCTCCACCGGCACACCACGCTCAGAGGCTTTCTTCCGGGAGATTGTCTCAGAATCAAACTTCGGGGCATACTTCTTCAGCAGATTGGTGGCACTTTGGAGCGGCCTGTTGCCGTACCAATAAAGGTGCTTCTCCTCATCGAACCGGAAAAGCGGATCAGAGAGGCTGGGAGGGATCACTCTTTCAACTCCACTGTTGGCCCAACCAGCTTGGTGCCCAGTATCTCAGCGATCTTCTTGTGCCGAGCGCGTGCCTCCTCCTCGTTGGGGGCAGCGGTGATGATCATCCCATTCGATGCCTCGGTTTCAAACGTCCGCTCCCCATCACAAGACACACCACAGATGGAGCCACCGAGATGCTTGATAAGCGTTCTTCTTTTCATTTTTCCTCCTCCGCGTCGATGCGGGCGAGCAGGGCGCGGGCAGGCTCCACGATGTCCCGCTTGATGAGATACCGGAAAGTTTCAGGATCTTGCAGTCTGTCGAGAATTCGAGCGGAGAAATGGATCTTCCGCAGTGCCTCCACCAACTCGGCACGCTCGGCCTTCAGGCGTTCGTTCTCCACCTCGGCTTGCCAAAGCCAGTTCTTCACGCGTTCGCTCATCGGTCCCCCTCCGCGTCGATGCGGCGTGGGGCAGGTAGCCACCACACGCGCAACTCATCGCATGGATACTTGGTAACCAGATCGAACCGCGCCTTTGAGATCTCAGACACCAACCGCCCGTTCTCCAAGAAATATCGGTGCGTCGGCTCTGCGGGGCCAATGACCCCCGTGGTGTCACTCATCGTCCGTCTCCGGTGTGGGGGTGGCGAGGGGTCCGAAGTAGTCGATGATCCCCAGCACGTAGTTGATCTCCAGCAGTCCCGTCTCATGCAGGACGGTGTCGCGCATCTCGTCCCAACCCTCCATCCCCTCCCTGCGCCCCTCTGCGCGGGCGGCGGCGAGGGCGGGCTGGATCAGCGCGAGGATGCGGTCTGCGGCGAACAGGGCCGCGCCTCGGGGTGACTGCGTGCGATAGTATGCATCATCGGTCGCCACTTCCATGAGCGTGTCCGCGATCCGATCCCGCAGCGCCTCTCGGGCGCTCCCGCGCTCAGTGTCGTGGCTCATGGCGCCAGCCTCTTTCCACAGAACATGCAATGGGTTGCGTCGGTTCCCGCCCTGCAAACGTGCGGTGGGTTCCCGGTCGTGGACGACAGGCTCATCCGGTCACAATGGTGAGGGTTTCTTCCGCTCGGGTAACAGCGGTGTAGAGCCATTTTGCTCGCATCCCCTTGTCCCACTTGGCAAATCCGTCATCCGCCACCAAGACATCCTCCCACTGTGATCCCTGGGATTTGTGAACGGTCAGGGCATACCCGAAATCTAACTGGAGAAGGCTTCGATCCATAAACCCGTCATCCAAGTCAGCATCCCTGTAGGCATCGAATGGCTTTGGGTCCATTCCCACCCAAAGAGGCTCCGCACGATCCTCATAATTGAGGGTGATTGAGTGATAATCATCAATTTCGTCATAGAAGGCATCCGAGTCAGCGTAGCACAACACTCCGTTCAAAACGCCCAACTCCTTGTCATTCCGGAGGCACACCAGCTTGTCTCCCTCAATTGGGTAGCGTGACGTTCTCCCCAACACCTTCCGGATTCCTCGGTTGATATTGCGGCGGGTTTCATTCTTGCCCGTCAACACCTGCCCAGCCTCGGCTAACGTGCTGGTGGTTATATCGGATTTATGAAGCTTCCGAGCGGCTCCATCCTCAGAAACCGAGAAGGGAAGCTCCTTTCCTTCGCGAATGGTCTTGGACCACTGGATGATCGGATTGTCGGCTGCCTGACGGTGAATCTCGGTGAGAATATGGTCAGGCTTCCTGGAGGTAAAGAATCCGGTGCCCCGGACTGGAGGAAGCTGTGCCGGATCACCCAACACCAGCACCTTCTTTCCGAAGCTGAGGAGGTCATGGCCCAGGTCCTGCCCCACCATAGACACCTCGTCCACCAAGAGGAGGCTTGCCCCATGGAGAGGGGAATCGGGATTGATGGTGAAGTGAGGACCTTTCAGCCTGTCCTTCTCCTCCTTTATGCGCTCCTTGACCTTTTTGACTTCCTTCTCAGTATAGTCATCCGGGAAGGCTTCCATGTCCTTGAGCTTGAGCGTCAGCTCATTGAGCGCCGTCTTGTCCGGATCATAAACGGTGTAAAGGAGGGAGTGCAAAGTGGCTGCATTGGGAAATCCACGCTTCCTAAGAACCGAGGCAGCTTTCCCAGTATAGGCACCCTGAAGGCACAACCCTTCAACTCCAGCCACAAGATGCTTAGCTATGGTGGTCTTGCCAGTGCCGGCATATCCGGCCAGGTAGAACACCTGTTCTCTCGGGTTTCTCAGCCACTTGGCCACCTTATCCAAGGCTACCAGCTGTTGCGGGGACCAATCCATTCAATTCTCCAATTCTGCAAAAGGAATACACACCACCACTTCTCCTATCTATTTCCCCAGGCCCTTGTACACCCCCCACCACAATCGTTGGGGAGAGGGAATTCTAGCTGGCCAGTTTTATTCACTTTCCGGCCTCCAGGTCTGTTTTCTCCAAGCACCCCTTCCGAACAGCCGAACGGCCCTGAACGAGTTGCGTCGAGCGTGCCCCGGCACATCACAATACCGGAGCATGCGGCTGAACAGCCTGTCGGAATCCCTTCTCGTCCAAACGTGCTTCGTCGGTACCCAACCTTCAACAGTCACATAGAAGTGACTTGTTTCGGGCACCGCTCCTCCGAAGGCATAGAGCCAATCATGCGGAATCGCTGCGATCAGGATTTCATCCCAACCAAGATACCAATGCAGGATCTTCGGCACACTCGCCCCATCACAAATGAACCCAGAGGGGACAACCAACTTCTGCTCGGGAAATCCGTCCACTTTCCAGGTGTACGAGAAATCCGCTCTGAGTCGGATGCTTCTCGGTCCAATCAGATCAATTTCCGGCCAAAGAACAGTACCCATCACAACTCCTCCTCTTCATCAAGGATGGAAGGTGTTTCAAAATCCTCACTCTGGGCCGAGAAGCTGGGGACGGACCAACAGTTCAACCCACGCCCCTTCAAATTGAAGAAGTGGTGTTCCGCTCCTCTATCTCTCAGCCAATTCCAAATTTCGCGCTCATTGGTATAGAAGCGCTGCTGGCCCAAATACTTCTGAAACTCCGAGACGGTGAAGTAGCTCCTCCCTTCATTGTGCCAGGGCTTGTTCATGAGAAGCTCGTCGCGGTGGCGAGCCGGTTGGCGGGACATGAAGTTTTCCAGATGAATCATCATCTGTCCATCTCGGCTGGCCTCGGGTGGAGCCTCGATGACCTCTACAGCGGAAAGGGCAGCGCGCACAATTTTCTGCCACTCCCCCGGTTTCACTGGCATCGGCCACATATTGATAGATTCCATTGCCCTGGCGTGAAAACGAGCCTGATCTTTCAATTCTTGGGTCATGAGCGAAATCCGAGCGCCGTTCACATCCCAAATCCAGGTCGGTGGCTCCGTGTCCACTTTCACCAACGTTCCGAAGATAACCCCAGGGTCACCCGGAGGATTCCCAATCCCATGCACTCGGGTATAGCAGATTTGCTTATTACAAACAGCGTTGATCGGCCCCTCGTTGCAGCGATAGAAATATGTCTTTTTCTTGAGGTGTTTTACGATCTGCTGAACTTCCTTGCTGGCGAGGGGAGGTTGCATAAAAGTTGTATTGTACTCGTCCAACTTTTCCTCCCAATCCTCGCCATGTCGCTTCCGAAGATACACTCCAATATCAAATAGAGCGTTGTTCCTCCCGCCTTCTTCAAATCCTTGAATGGCGAGCGTCTGGAGACATGGCGGGGCTTCCTCAAAAAGATCCTTCACCCCAGCGGGAGCCTGAATTTCAAATTCCTCCAATGCCTCCCTGGTAGTAGCTATCATTCCAGCCACTTCCAAGAATCCCTTCATGTCCAGCTTCTTCCCATCGAATACAGCGAATCGGTCAGTCTTGTCCCCTTCAAAATAGGGCATATTGATCCAATTCCCTACATCCTCGGGACCTGCTAAGCTGACCTGCTTGGGAAAAACCTCAACCCCGCTGTGCCCAATGACTATGGACCATTCCATCAACCGGGACCTCACCAGAGATGCCGGTACATCATCCTCGCGTATGAAAAGGAATAAGTGTGCTCCGCCAGATTTTGATCTGCAAACGACAAGAGGGAGTTCAAGTGCGGCAACCTGTTCGGCCAACAGCCGAATATCTTTGTCATATTTGTCAATATCAATGGCACCCCATCTGGCTGAATCATCATCCCTGATCGGCACCACCCCAAGCCCATATTCCCCCTCCAAATGCTTTTCCCAAAGATCTGCCGTAGCCGGACCCTGTATCGTGTTCCCGTATCCTTCTCTTTTTCCCTTCTTGCTGGTTTTCCCAGTCATGATATACTTACCATGTGCGCGGGTCAAGCCGGGGAAAAGAGCGTGGAAACGCTCGGCTAATTTCATTGGCATTGGCCGGGAAGGTTGGGGCTGGGAGCGAACGTATCCCCCAGCCCCAATTTATTCACCTTCCCTGAAAAAGGTTACCAGGGCTTCTCGGCTCCACCCTCGTCAGAATCTCCATCACCCTCATCATCCTGGGCGACGGACGCATAATTGGCCTTGGCCGCTCCGCTCAGGATGAGCTCACGGAAGTTTTTCGCGGCCTGGAACAACTCGGAATCCGGCGCGAGGCGCGAATCCGCAGCCGTTCCCTCAGCGAAGTTGATCTTGAACCCGTGCCACGTTCCCTTGTTGTTCTCCTGGAACTGGGTGGTGATACGGTAGAGATGGGCGTACATCGGAGCGGGAAACTTCCTGCCGCTGGGGTCCCGAAGCATGACGGAACGGCACGTCGTCATCCACTTCCGATAATTCTTGATCTGGGTGGAAGTGAAGGGAATCACAACCGGGGAGCTATCCCCCTCCTCGTTCACCACCAGCGCGTATACGCTGAACGTCTCCACCAGATCGTTCTCCGTCTCCGGATGCTCCAGCTTCCCGAACGCTCCACCACGCTTGGCCTCAACGATCACCGGATCATCGACCTCATACGTGGCCACGAACCCACCACCCTCATCCCGAGGAACCCATTCCACGAAATTGTGGGTGCGGTGGACAGGAATGACGATGACACCCTCCTCCTTGCCATCGAACAGTTCACCCGTCACCGAGTTGATGAGCATGCCGGCCTTGGCCCCTTCGATATGGGCCTGGTGGTCGGAATCAACCTGAGGGCTCATCTTCTGGAGGATGTTGATGAACGGGATCGCGAGGTCATCTCTGCCGAAATCCTCGAATCCTGCACCATAATCCTCCGCGTCGTACTGGTACTCGGCCACAGGTGCTTCTTCCTTCTTGGCCACCGCTTTTCCAGCTTTCTTCTCAGCCATTACAGCCTCCAAAGGGATTGTTATGAGCGACTGGTTTTTGATTATCCTCAGTCCGCCACTCTCAAGACTGAGCCCTGATCCAACAACTTTGCCAACCCGAGAAGGATTGACCAGTGGATCAACCCCTGAAATGCCACGCCTGCCACGATAAAGGGGAGAAATTCAAAACCCTTGAGGGAAATCAACAAAATGGTGATGCTCCCAACATAGACCAAAAAGGTCACAAGAGCGACGGCGCTCAGGAATTTGGCCATTTCCTCCCCCTTCCCTTCCGGAGATGGAACACCATGATCACAACCCAAGATGCCCATAGCAGCACCATCGCCAGAATCAAGGCAGAGAGGAGATAGAACAGAATCATCGCGGCACCCTCTTTTTCCCAGGCTTCACAGCAGTGATAACCGAAGCTCGCCGCACAAACACCCCAAAGGTATCGCGCGGAAACTCCCCATCATCATCCTCATCCAGCATCTCCTTGACCAGAGCCTTTAGCGTGGAGTGGTGAATGTCCTGCTTCTGGGAAACCTTGTCCTCAAGGCCCTCTTGGCTCCGAAGAACCTGTAAAAGGCCCTCAGCCTCCTCATCCTCTCCCTTGCCGAAGGAGACGATCACATTGTTCTTGATCACCCCATCCAGCCCTCTCTCGCGGAGGTAGGAAAAGGCCGCCTCGCGATATTCCTCAGGAATCTTGGCGTGGACGGATTCCTTGATGGAGATCACACGCCCATCCGCCATTTTGAACTCGGAAACCTCCAGAGTATCCATCAACTCCGGGATGTCCGTTTCGCTGATCTGGAGAAGTGCTTTGGCAGCTTCTTTTGTCTGCTGCTCAAGGTCGGCCAGTTGAGATTCGATCTCAAGTTGGCGCTTCGCCAGGTTGGTTAGTGTCTCCAAGGTTGCTGCCATCACAATTCTCCAATTCTGTTACTGTTTACCGGCTGTGCATTGGAATCAATCGTTTTCACCTCATAGGTCCGGTTGTCCCGGTCCCATTGGAGAATCTTTACGCGTCCATCATTCACCTCCGCTGCCAAGAGTGCGCTCATGACCATCGAAACGGGACTGCCGAGGGGAAGAAGGTAATCGTCGTCACCAAAATCCGCAAGCCTTCTCCGGATCTTCCAAATTGTGTCTTGTTCAGACAGGTCCATCGCTTCATGCCAATCTAGCAGAAACACAATCTCACCGAATCGCTCGGCTGGACGCAGAACCGGAAATTGGACCATTTCGCCAGTGGCCTCAGATTTCCGGAGCGTTTGCTGAGATACAAAAACTCTCGCCATGGCTCAGATCCAATCCTTTCTTGGGTCCCCGGTTATGGTGTCAGATACACCTTTCTTCTTCCTCAATGCTGCCAACACCTTCACATCAATCGTACTCTTGGCCACAAAATCGGTGTAAGAGACTGCGTTTTTCTGTCCGATTCGGTGGTTTCGATCCTCCGCTTGAAGCCTCCATTCCAGATCAAAATAGTTGCTATAAAATGCTGTGTTATGGGAAATGTTCAAAGTCAGCCCACGCCCACCAGCCTTCTGGTTCCCGAGGAACCCGAGACATTCCGGATCTTCCAAGAACCTCAGCTTGTTCTCGTCCCGCTTGCCCTTCGGCACCGTCCCATCATACCTCACCATCTTGTGCTTCTTCCCAAACCTCTCCATGATAAGGTCATGATCAATGTGAAAGCGGGACCAGATGATGAATTTATTCTTTCCCAGCTGCTCCAGCCACTCCCCCAGTGCATTGAGCCGGTTATTGGGGCCAGGTATGATTTGAACAGGCTGAGGGTCTTCATCACTCTCAACCGGGACGTATCCCTGGACGATCTGCTGGAGCCGTAGGTATCGGGTGATGGTGAGTGCGGCCACCACGTATTCGTCCGAGGCTTCCATTTGGGTGATGAAATCCTCTTTCAGCTCCTCGTACATTCTCCGTTGGGGAGGGGAAAGCTCCACATACCATTTGCTGAAGGATTTGTCCGGGAGGTCCAATTCACCTTTTGCCTTCAACTCATCCTTCGTCATACGGAAGGAATGGGCGTCAATGATTTTATGAAGCCTGTCCAGATTTCGATATTTCTTCACAACCTTCAAATGAGGAGGAGCGTTGTGCCATGGGGCAGGGACCATCTCCGCGTACTCATTTTTGAAGGCAGTGAAGTTGCTTCCTAGAATGCCTGGGTCCAGAAACTTGAACTGCCCAAAATAGTCAAACGGCGAACCATCCCCAGCCGGTGTCCCAGTCAGTATTCTTCTATACCTCGCGAGCGCTCGCACGCCGAACAGGAAGCGGGAGCGCTGGCTGCTGGAGCGCTTGATATCGGTTGATTCATCCACCACCAGCATGCACCGCCGCTTCTGGAGGAAGTTTTTGACTGCCTTCTTTGCCTTGGGCGTTGAAAGTGCCTCAACGTTCACCGTAAAAACCGAGAGGCCATCAAAGTTGATGTTGTTCATGTACTCGGACACAAACGTCTTGTTCTCAGCCTTGGAGGAGATCCACTCCATGCCCCTCCACTCTACTGGCTCGGGCATGTGCTTCGGTAGCTCATCCGTCAGCCAATTGGTGTGAACGCCATTCGGTGCCACGATCAACAACCCGTCAATCTTCCCTTCCATGAAGAGATAGGCAGCATTGTCGATGGTGACTTTTGTCTTGCCTAGCCCCTGTTCCAGAAAGATGCCGAAAGATGGCCTGAGGGCAGAAACCCGGAGGCAGTCTCGCTGAACTTTGTAAGGTGCTAGTCGATACGGAAACTCGCCCATCAAATTCTCCAATTCTTCCCAGGTTTATCCCACAGACGGAAGATACCCGAGAAGGAGCCGCCGCACAAGGGGAAGGAGCCTATTGCAGCCTATTGGGTCAACGAAACTTCCAATAGGTCCCAGCGCCCCTTGAGGTTATCCCAGCTCCGGGAAGGTGTCAACGCGCGTATATACGCGCCCGACACAAAAAATCGAAAAAGTTTTTTCGCACGTTCATCGCGGACAAGCAATTAGCGGCTTTTCTTCGGTTGAAACCTATTAGGTCAACAAGACCCAATAGCCACACAATAACTGGTCTATCCTCCCGGTTATCCACAACTTAGTGTGGCTATTAGGTCTGTGGCTATTAGGTCTGTCGAATTTACGCCCATTGCATTGCATTGGGCTACGCGCGTACGTTTCCCGCGCGCGACCAATAGGCTCATCTTAGGATCAACAGAATATCCGTTACCATCGCTTCTTAGGCATTCTTGAAAACAGAGCGCTCGCCTTGGTGGTATTTTTGCGGGCATGGCTTTCCCGGATGAACCCCCAATTATCATCATCGTTGAAGTAGGTAACAATGAGATGCTCTCCGAAGAAATCGCTCCATACTCGCTGGCCAACTTTAGGGGACGAGACATTCAACCGGGAGAGGAGAAGCTCAGCATCCATCATTCCTGGGCACGTCTTGTCCGCTGCGATTTCGCGGTGGTTGATGAGGGTGGTTCGGGAGGGGGTGAGCTTGTGGCGTTTTAGAATGTCACTGATAAGCCACACGGAAGCTGTGATCATTGCCTCGGTGGGTACTTCCCTGGCGAAGCCCTCGTGCTCAATTCCTACTGTGTATAGATTTGGGGAAACACCCATTCTAGCGACTACCAGCGGGTGGGTCGGCCTATTTACCCTTCCCGCGTGCCAAGCGGTGTCCTCCTCCTCAACATACTTGACGATTTCCCCCTTTCTGCTGATTCCATAGTGGGAGGAGGCACTGGAGGCAGGAGTATTGAACCAGGACAGCGTTCCTGCCATCGAGCCTTCCATGATATGGGTGACGATGGCATCAACTTTGTGTCCCCTCCTCCCTTTGGTGTGATTCCTTACCAGCTTGGTTTCGATTTTCATGACCCACCTATTTGGTGATCTAAGGGGTGATTGGGGAAAACCTGGGTAGCTAGCCAGACCCACCCCCACTCATGATAATGGTGTTAGAGCCTGGCTTTATGGACTAGCAAGGTTTCCCTCGGAACGCCCTTGAGTCGGCCACGGTGGGCATGATCAACGAGCCAATGGCAGACCCTCCTCGGGGTGAAATGTGGCTCCTTTTCCAGCAACAGAGCCACGATCCCGGCCACCAGAGGAGCGGCCATGCTCGTCCCGCTCCAAAGGTCCTTCCCTCCTCCGGGCAGGGCTGAGAGTATCAGCGTGCCGGGGGCATAAAGAGTGACGCATGGCCCGAAGTTGGAGAAGCCAGCCACATGATCGAATCGGGTGCTGGCCCCCACGGTCACTGCAGAGGGAGCGCTGGCTGGGGAGGTGTTGCAGGCATTCTGGGATTCGTTCCCTGCCGCTACGATCACGCTTACTCCAGCTTTCGTCAAACGATCCACGGCAGAGTTGACGATTGCACTGAATCCACCCCCGAGTGACAGATTGGCGATAGCTGGACGTGCTGCCTGTTTCGCGACCCAGTCCATTCCAGCAATCACACCGCTCCACGTGCCCCAGCCATTGTCGTCCAACACCTTCACAGAGACAAGATCAACCTCTTTTGCCGCGCCAAAGGTTTTACCACCGATGGTTCCGGCACAGTGCGTTCCGTGCCCGTCAACATCCCTGCCTCCGGTACCGTACTGGTCATAACCGGGGCGGGCACGACCTTGAAATTCGTGATGGGCATGATCAATGCCGGTATCCAAGACATACGCAGTCACACCCTTTCCAGTGCGCAGGTAGCGGTAGGTTCCAGTATAACGGGTGGAGATTTGGTCAATCCGGTCCAACCCCCATGGCTCCCCGTTCTCGTCCAACTCTTGAGTGTTCAGCGTTGGCCATGGAAACAGTCGCTCAGCTCGAACCCAACCATCAGGCTCAATGCTCGTGACATTCGGGTTTCTCCGCAACGCCTCAACCTGCTTTTCTGTCATTGTGGCAGCAAACCCATCAAGCACAGAGTCGTAAACTTCATCAGTCACGACGCCCAGCGCTCGGACCAATCCTTGGGCACGGACACCATCCTTTAGACGCACAAGGTAGCGGCCCTCAACTTTGCCCGGAATCGAGCGTGGCTGGATGTTACGCCTCTCTGTGCGTTCATTTTTATCCGAGGACATCGTACCTCTTTGGTCTCAAGGAATGCTTCTGCCACATTGTTTCTACCAGCACATCAACCAGGTCCCTTCCGTCCACCATCGTCACCCATGCCAGGTAACGCTCAAACGATTTCCGGGGCACCCCTAGAGCATTGTGCTTCTCTGTGTGAACCGTAACCGGCTGTTGAAGGATAAGAAGGGCAAGCTCCTCCTGCCAAAGCACCCCCTCAGCCCTTTCCGCTCCCCTGCTCTCCGGGGCATCGAACCAACCGCCACCACGACAGACCAGGCGAACTCGCCACTTGGAGGTATCGCCGTCTCCTCGGTCCATCTTCAACTCAATGGTATCACCATCCGTAACAGCCACCACAAAGGCTCGCCAGTCTTTTGTTGGGAACGGAATGGGATGAAGCCGGAAATCATCGAATCCAGGCTCAGCCATAAATCTCCCCCAACGATCCCTTGGTGGTGGCCTGTTAGGTGGTCTTTTCATCGTTTATGCCTGGCGAATGGTAATCTCCACAGAGCCAGAGCGAGCGCCCACCACAGTGGTGACGCTTTCCAGGGCACCAGCGCTCACCAGATCAGCGAGGTAGCCAACAGCTTCATGGGCTGTAGGCAGTCGCCTCTCATCATGCTCCTCCGGCTGTACGATTTCATCGAGTGAATCCATTTCACCCTCCTGATTTGAGGTGCTTCTCCACATGCCCAATAATCATTGTGATAATTGGGCGCTGCCACCAGCTTGCCTTCAGCTTCAGTTCGGTGAGGAAAAGGTACACGATCATTGCTGCCTCGCGTCTCCCGGTCTTGGGAGAAGCTACGTTCAAGGCAAGGTCAATGTCTCTCTGATTCATTGTGTCCTTTGAGTAGAAGTTACCAGCGTGCCGGAGCGGGCAACCCGATCACCCCACGCGTGTCAATATGCACAAAGCTCCGATACAGACCCAACCCGAACCGTGCCGCGTCGGGATGCTCCAACAGCTTGTCGTAGACCTGCTTGGGCGTCATCCCCTCCACCTGAATATCAGTGGCATTGAACTTGGGATGCATGCTCTTACTCCCCGATCCCACTGCCCTGTTGTAGTTGGGGGAGCGGAAACCACTGGTCACACGAACCTGTCTCCCGGTCTGCCTACGGAACCACTCTAGGACTCGGGCAGTGGGAATGATGTTCCGGTATAGCTCGGGTGGTGGAGCAACGTTTATCACACCCGACGTGTGTCGCCTTCCTGGCTTGGCCAGCTCCATAGCCGAAAAGTGAACGATACCGTTGGCCCGCAACATCTCGTCCAACTTCCGCATCTCAGAACCCTTGGCCAATGACGGCGGTGGGTCCCCGGCTGCGGCATCGTTCACTGTGGCCGGAGCGTCAGGAAGCGGCTCCTTGGGCCTCGGGATGGGCTCCCCAGTGGCGATAACGGGCGGCATGGGTCCCTCGGCACGCTCCCCGTAGCGCTCCGTGGTGTCGAACGGAGCGTATTCCTCCGGCTCCGTGTCCCAGTCATAAGCCTGCTGCCCACCACCACGCGATACCCCAGTGCCTCGGCCAGCCCTCTGGAACAACTTCCCCATCAGTTCCAGTGCCTTGCCGGGGCGCATGCCTTCCATGTCGATGTGCACCCGGAGCGCAAACACGATCACAGCCACCATCCATGCTGTCGGCCAGGACAGAATCGCTTCCGGCAAAACGTAAATGGCATAGGATACCATCCCGGTCATCCAGATAACCGTCACACGGCTTCCCGACAGGACCAGCCTCCCATTCGCATCCTTCTCCATCAAGAAGGAGAACATGAACAGGATGACCCTGGCCACTACATTGCGGCTCTTATGGAATACGTTGGGAGGTATTTGGTCGCTCATGGCCTTGACAGTGAGGGTCGTTCTGGGGATGGTCGAGGTGTAGGTACCGGCATAACGGAAGCTGCTGTCCCGGTAGCAGTGAGCACCTCCCACCATCTAGGCGGGTGAGGGCAAACGGTGTCTGGTCGAATGCGCTGGTCCTCGCGACAAGCCAAGAAAACCAGCATGGTCAACTTCGCCTCGTCAATCCCACGACGATCCTGTTCCGCCATTTCCAGAATGACCACCCGCGCCTCGACAGCCGCCACTCGGGGAGGAAGCCGGATCTGGTTGGCGAAGGCAGTGATCACGCCACCTCCCGCCAGGAACGTCAACATCAGAACCACCATTGCCTTGTACGTGTCCGGTATATTGGACAGCCAGTGTCCTTCCCGCTTCTCTATCCAAGGTTGACCGGGGTGCATGGCTTCCCATCGCTCCCGGTCAGTTTTCGGCCTATCTCCTCCGTTCATAAATTGGTCCTTCTAATTGGGGGCAAAGCAAGCTCGCCAGTCCACCGTATGCGACGGCTGACGAAGATGGAGGGAGGGAGGTGGTACCTATCAGGACTGTGCGTTACCCTCTCGCCCCATGGCGGCTCGGGATCACCATCTACGTGGGCACAATCATACAAATCCCTGGCCACTCGCATCAGGCCGAATTGAAGAAGAGCATTATCAATCCACTCTCCTGTTTGTTCAGGAACAATTCTGCCATTGCTCTGGTAAAGATAATGCCCAATGCTGGGAACCCAAAAGATTGCTGGTATTCGGCGCGTTTCCCCTGTTAGAATATCAACCGTTTCGGGCAACTCCTCCGGGTTTATTCGCCTTAGATGGTGCATACTATCCCCCTATGCTAACTATATCACCCGCTGGAGACAACACTGCCCTTCTCACCTCATTGAACTGGTCCGCGCCCGTTGTGATCAGCTGTCCTGGGCGAACCTCCTTGACATTGATGATCTGCCTATCCCAGGGGTTCGATGCCCCGTTCAGAACCAATCCGCCGCTATACGCTCCCGGCAATCCACCCGTGGGAAGTCCACCGGTCGCCACAAACGGCCCATTTCCATTGATCGACACAGTCAACGTCAGCTCCGAAGCTGTGACCAACCCCATAATCTCAAACTCAGCCCCAATAGCGATGCCAGTGGTGCTACGGAAAACTGTGCGCTGTCCAATGTTGCTCCCGTTGTGAAGCGTCAGCACCCAGTGGTCGACAGACAGCGCAAGCACAAGGTAGGGCGCTGAAGGAGTGGCGTTCCCAATCCAAGCAATGTTCCCTGCTCCGGTTTCCATCAGTATGCCGCGCACGTACAGCGCTACCGCTCCGGAGAAGCTCCCCGGATAGATTAATTCTTCTCGGGCTTGAGTTGTTTGGCCTACTGTCTTTGCTTTCTCCAGCAACAAGACAGCACGCCGATACGCGGGCATCCTGGGTGACAGCGAGCGTGGCCGTCCCCAAACGTATCTTGGAGTATGTGGAAGGGAGAGGAAGGAGCGCCCTGCCATATCCACGGAAGGTGCCCCGGTGGACCGAATGAATGTCGGGTGTGGCCCTATGGTCGGAATCACGCTGCCCGAATCCGTGTCCAGGTACAATCGGAAGGCCGAAGCAGTGAGAATCCGCTCAAGATCAGCCTCCACAACGCCCACACCAACAGCGCTCGCCGCAAGACCTCGAATCGCTTCAAGAACAGCCGTAGCTACACCCGAACCCGTGGCCGCAGCCGTCAATTCCCGGACAATGCCGATCTGGGCTGTGACGATGCCCGCGCCTTCTGCGGTGGCTGCTAATCCACGAACCACCTCAAGCGAGGCAGCACCAATTCCCGCTCCAATGGCCGCAGCTTCCAGTGCCACAATATCAACCGAAATATCGGCTGTGACCGTGGCCACACCAACAGCCGCCGCAGAAAGGTGCCTGGTAACTTCAATCTCGGCTGTCGAGACACCAGAACCCTCCGCGTGAACCGTGAGTAGTCCAGCACCAGGCGCTTCAAGATCCGCCTCAACATGGGCAGATCCTACAGCAGCAGCCCCCAGGAGGCGCGTAACCTCAAGCGCGGCAGTGGACGCACCCACACCCATGGCTGCAGCTCCAAGCTGTCGGGCTACCTCCAGAGCAGCGGTTGTGACGCCTGAAGCCGTCGCTGCTCCTGAAAGGTTGCGGGAAACTTCCAGAGCCGCTGTGCCAGTACCTGCGCCTGTCGCCGCTGCTTCCATATCGACCGGGACGGTGGTAGGCGCGGCGACCAAAACTACATTCCCGGCTCCGTCCGCTTCAAACCGGAGGGCTGGCGTGCCGGAGGCGGCAAACTCGAACCCGCCTCCTCCTGCTACGATAACCAGATCGGGAGGTCCGTCCGGAGAGAGCGCGAAGCCGCCGCCCGAAGCAATGACGTGCAGGACGGTCCCGGCAGGAAGCGGAGGTGCAATGTACTCCACCGACAATGCCGCGACCTGCATCGGGACGGTCGCGGCGAGGCTGGCCGTGCGCGGAACGATGGTTGCCGCTTGCAGCGCCGCCGTCTGCATCGGGACGGTCGCGGTGAGGCTGGCCGTGCGCGGAACGATGGTTGCCGCTTGCAGCGCCGCCGTCTGCATCGGGACGGTCGCGGTGAGGCTGGCCGTGAGTGCGGAGGGAACCAGCTCATAGTCCACCTCGGAGAACCAGAGCGCGTCCACGAGATGGTTCGTCGTGGTCGCCATTCCCACACCCTCACGGGCTTCCATCTCGACGTACAGTCCGTCAAACTCCGCTTTGGTAAGCGACAGCCCGCCCCAATCGACGGAGTGGGTGAGGTGCTGCCCGCCCGCTCCTTGGTCAGGAGTATCGAAGGTGGAGCCTACCTGCGTGCCGTTGGAGAGCCGAAGGGTGAGCCGGAAGGAGCGGAGCCGGGAGCCGACATTGGAGGAGATTCCCCAGTTGATCGAAGCCTGCACACGGGTGACGATACCCATGTCCGACGGACCCGCTGCCATGCGAACCTGCGCCCAGCCGCCCGTCGTGGTCGTCGCTCGGAGAGCATCGACAGAGGTCAGTCGGGCAACCGTGAGGTCCGTCCACGTTGCCCCGCCACTGCCGAGGATCGCACTCGGGGTCCGGCTAACTATCGGCATCCGGCCTCTCGGTTATAACCCGCTCCGCGATTGTGAAATAGTCTTCGTCGCTCTGTAGCTCACCCTGCTTGATCGGCCAGTTCGCCAGCCGGTATTCATCCTCCCCGGTCCAGATCGTCCGCGCGTCCTCGACTCCACGGAAGCGGTTGCGCCACGGGGCGCGAGGGTCCGGCGCGCGGTAGAGCACGACGGAGTGGACCCCCTCCGCCGGAGCCCGGACCCAGGTTGCGCGGGAGCGCCCGACACCCTGCACGAAGGAGCCGTCAGCGTAGTAGATCCGCCAGAACTCGCCGGCGCGGGGCCAGGGGCGGCGCATCCTATTCTGCTTCGGTCGGAGAGACCTCCGGCGGAAGAACCCAGGTCATCGCATCGAGGTCGGGATAAGCTCCAGGCGGAAGCCCCAGGTGCTCGCGCTCATTACAGAAAAGGCGCTCGATTTCCGTCCGTGCCGTCATGCGGATGTATTCGACGGCGATCTTCATTGCAGGACTGATCTTTACACTCATGCTCCGACACGGGTGATAGTGAGGCTGTTGCCGGGCTCGTGAAGGAACGTGTCCGGCGATTCGACCTGCATCGTGATAACGTCTCCGGCGTTGAGCGCGAAGGCGGGATGCCCCGAGTATCCCCACTGCCGCCGCCCCGTAAAGACGGGCGTTCCGTTCCTCAAGATCCGGATGTTCGTCACGGCAGACTGGCTCCAGTGGAGCAGGAACTCAATCTTGTAGACGCCGGTGGAAGGGACCGTGAAGGCACCCCCGGAGCGCGTTACTCCGTTCTGCCAGAACGTGTGATTGAAGGGAACCGTTTGCCAGCCTCCTCCGAGCCAGGTATCCGCCGTAAGGTGCGCCGCGTGCCCGACTGCCGCAGGGTCCGCGCTGATCGTCTGCCAGGTGGAGTCCCCTCGGAGGAAGGTGGTACTGTTCGCCGTCCCCGAGCCGAGCCGAGCCGTCCCCATCGTCCCCGCGTTGATGTCGGAGGCGCTGTGCGTGTGGGCCGAAGGCGTAAAGGTCGAAGGCTTCCCCGTGACTTCCGTCCAGTCCGGCCAGCGGGTCGCCGTTGCGGGGACGCCAGAGGTAATGTCAGACCAGGGGTGCGCGTGCGCCGTCGGCGTCCGAGCATTTGAAAGGCGTGCATCGTCTGCTCGCACGACCTGGGTAGTGTTGCTGGTGCCGCTCGCAGCCACCGGAAGATCCGCAATCGCGTGCGAGTGAGCGGAAGGGGTGAAGGTCGTCGGCTTCGTTGTGACCTCATCCCAAGTGGGCCAGCGGGTCGCAAAGGCCGGAACCCCGGAAGTGATGTCGGACCAGGGGTGGGTGTGCGCTGTCGGTGTTCGAGCGTTGGAGAGCCGGAGGTCATCGGCCCTCACCACCTGTGTCGTGTTGCTCGTCCCGCTGGTGGCAACCGGAAGGTCCGCAATCGCGTGTGAGTGCGCCGAAGGGGCAAAGGTCGTTGGCTTATCCGTGACCTCGGTCCAGGTCGGCCATCGGGTCGCAAACGTCGGAACGCCCGTGGTCAGGTCTGCCCAGGCGTGGGTGTGCGCAGGAATATCACTCGCCGCGAGAACGGCTCGGACCCACGCGGAGCCGTTGCTACGGACCAGACCGCCCGCTGCACCGGGCGCGAGCGCGGTCATGGCTCCCGTTCCGGCTCCGACTGGGAGGTTTCCGGCCGCGAGGCTCGCTACACCGGTGCCGCCTCGAGCGACGGGGAAGGAGCCGCTCCCGATCTTCGCAGCATCGAGGGTCGGGATTCGGTCGACGTGAAAGGAGCCGGCGTTGATGATCGCGGCGTTCGCCGTGACATTCCGCAGGACCATATCGAGCCCGATAACTTCGACGCTTCCGATCTGTAGTGCCCGAGGGCCAAGATTCAGAAAGCTCATGTTACTGCGCCGGCTGAGTCAGCGTGGCGACGTTGACGGTGAACAAACCTCCTGCCGTGATCGTGGTGGTCGGGCTGGAAGCCTCGTCCAGAATCACCACCTCCGCCCCGCTCAGGTACATCCGGCGCGTTGCGGCGGCGTTGACGATCTCCACGTATCCTGCCGTACCCGTGGCGGTCGCCGCCGCTTCCCACGTCCCGTTGCGGGCCTGCACCCCTGCTGCCCCAGGGACGTATGCGGGGTTCGGGAGCGTTATCGCGACGAGGATCGTCCCCGTCGGCGCATCGTTCGGTGCGGGCACAGCCCCTGCCCGAACGCGCAGGGTGCCGCCCGCGAACGGAGCAACCATCGCGGCGATAACGTCATTCCTGAGAGCGTCGTTCAGGCGCGGCATCAGGTCAGCCCTCCAGAACCGTGAACGCGCCAATCGGGAAGCGCACTGGATCACCGTTGCTGATGATCTTTGGTGCAGCCAGCGCACCAACGTAAAGAACATTGCCCGCCTGATCGCGAGCCGTGTAATGCGTCACCGTCACGTTCGCGCCGGGAATGGTGGCCGTGCCGAACGACACCTCGACCGCATTCTGCGTTCGGTGCCCGACTCCTGCACCCTGGTCGGTGGGCGCGGCGAAGTTGGTCGTGTTCGCCGTCAGGGCGACGAACGCGTAGTTCGACCACGCTCCGACCGTGACCTCGTTGGTCGGCGTGCCCTTACCGGGATCTGCCGTGTGCAGGTGGAACCGGACTGAACTCGGCTGAGTGAGCGCCTGAGCCCGGAACAGGTAGTTCAGCAACCCGGTGCGGAGGTAGTTGGCCTTGTTCGCCATGATGGATTATCCTTTCTTGGGAATGTGCTTGGCGAGCCTGGTCGCCGTTCTGGTCTGGTCCTCTCGCACACGCTCTTTGATCTTGTTGGCCGCAGCCTCGTTGATACGAAGAAGCTCAGCTTCACGGTCAACGACAGCCTCCACGAAATCAGCTTCCAGGTAAACAACCTCTTTCGCACACGTAACGCACAATTCCATGCGTGGATTCGGCCTAGCCATTACGGCCCGTAACCAACCGGGAGCATCCGAAAGGTCCAGGAAGTTGTAATTCCCGGTTCGCATGGCAGTGATTCCCACCACTACCGGGGCAATCGGGTCCTCCTCACAAACCTTTCCACATCGATCACAAAGATGAATCATGCTAGCCATTGACCTTCTCCTTCCTCTTGGGTTTTGTGTTCTCCTGCGGTTCCGCAGAAGGAGCTTCGATTACGGCCATCTCTTGTAGGTCAATCGTCAGCTTGGGATCACCCCCACAGATCAGAGACGCGACCTCTTGGAACGTCTCTTTGTGCTGCTCCACAAGCTTGATCGCCTCCATCACTTGCTGGTAGCGCTTGGTGACGACAGCCTTTTCGTGTTCGGTCAGGTCGCGTATTTTCATCAATGTGTACGATAAAGAGAAAGGTGTATCCCGTCCCAGGGAAGGTTAATGTGATCACCGCGAATCATTCCGATCTTGACCCATTCTCCATCGCCAGAAGTTAGGACGAGTTCATTTAGATTAATTCGGAACCAACCTCTTTCAACGATAACTCCAGACGCACTTTGAAAGTATATCGTAAATATCTGAGCGCGGGACAATATCATGTGGCCAGCAACTTCCCCCGGCTCTATCCAGTATGCGCCGAGCACATCTGTCTCGGCCCTTTCACACGATGGCAAAATAGCTAAGAGTAGCACAATAAATAATTTTCTCATGGATCAACCTTCACGAAGTTATTATTGTCTACCCAAAGCCGTCTTGCTCCACGCCCTTCAACCCAAATAATGGCAGGGGTTTCACGCACGACTCTCGGTGTTGCCACATCGAGTGAAAATAAACTAGCGCCGGAGCCAGATCCTCTGAAGGAAAAGGCTTGGCCATGAACAAAGCGGAGGTCAGTTGATTCAGCAAATATAGTAGAAAGATTTACTGTTCCATCAGCATTGAACCAACTTACTCCCCCGACTCCATGGGGTCCCCCAACCCTCAGCCTAACGCTGCCCGAATTCACTAGCTCAACTATCGCAGCTGTGAACTGCGAAGCCGTCACCGTGCCTGCAAAATACCCTTCATCCGCTTCAATGCGTCCCTTTACCTTGAAGATGCCCGTGGCAGGATTGTAAGACAATCCTTTCCCTGCCCCACCCTCCCCAATCTCGATGAATCCATTCGCCCGAAGATTGAAAGCTGGGTTGAAGAGAAAGGGCGCACCCTCGGTGGCTGAAAGGTTCATTCCAGCGATGACACCCGGAGGCAATGCCCATTGTGCGTCCGCGCTGATCTGGATACCCCGTGTCGCGTTCTCAGGCTGGGCGTTCAGGATTCGACCCGCTACAACGGTTCCTAGAACAGCTGAATACGCGGAGAGGTTGTGCGTGTGAATGTTTTTAGCAATGATGTTGGTGCCCACAGCCGTCGTGAAGAGCACTACGTCCGAGGCGAGGAGCTTCGTGAAAATGGCATTGCTGAAGACATTCTGGGCGAAAACTCTGTCTACAATTGCAGCATCAGCAAAGAGTAGATTTACAAAAGCTGCCTCGTCCACCCGCATTGGAGCGACCATGTTTGCCGCAGTAATCGCAGCCATTGATCGAGCCGTGCCGGTCGCCACGGTGCCCGCTGCGGTTCCTCCCACGTTCGTAGTATCCGCAGCCACGTTCGTTTGGGTGCGGTTGGCGCCCGATTCCTCTACAGCCCTTCCCCCGCCCGTCAGAACATTATTGGAGGTGTTCGATCCGGTGACGTCAGCCCCAGCCTGAAGCACTGCTCGACCAATCCCGAACAGCACATCATTGGACGTATGGTTCTGAGTCCGGTTTGCCCCACCCTCCTCGACAGCCCTCCCCCCACCCGTCAGCACATTATTGGAAGTTCTGCCCTCCGTCACATTCGCCCCGGCTTCCCCAGGCCGATAAGTGTCTACGTTCCACCCATTGCCATAAGCGAGATGCCCTGCCAACAGACTTGAGAGCGAAGACAGCGGCTTCCCAGTTGTGACCTGTGCCCCCGCCTCGGCGGGGCGGTAGGTATCGACATTCCAACCATTGTTGTAGGCAAGGTGCCCCGCCAACCGATCTGACAGAATGGAGAGCGGTTTGCCCGTGGTCGTTTCCGCGCCCATCTCGGCTGGCCTGGCAGTGTCCACATTCCAGCCATTGGAATACGCGAGGTGCCCAGCCAGAAGGCTCGACAGCGTTGATAGCGGCTTGCCCGCTGTTATGTCCGCTCCCGCTTGGGCAGGCTTCAATGATTCAATGGATACACTGCCGGAATAGGCGATGAACTGTGCGAACAGATTCGACAGTGAATCTAATGGTTTCCCAGCGGTGATATCGGCCCCTGCCTGTGCAGGTTGAAGCTGCTGGAGCGTCTGATTGTTCCCGTAATAGATATGATTGGCGTTGTCCTCGGATTTCGAGAACATAAAGTGCAGCATCCGATCATACCCGTCAACCACATCAGTGCCGAACGCGAGGTGGTTCAACGTCCCGGCAGCAGTATTAAAAAATTCAATTGTGCCGGTTGGGTCATATATGGGCATCGACAATATTCTGTCGATGGTCAGCCCACCCTCGCCCGACTGCTCGCTGAACCCGTAGACAAAGCTCTGGGCAATCGCTACCTCTCGGGCAGCGAGTGTTATAACATCGTCCAGAGTCGCCAACCAGCGCCCATCCGAAAGGGGGTGGGTGGGGTCCACCACAGCAACGTCATCGGGACGGACTGCCAGAGCGGATTTCGGAGCGCTCCTGGCTCCGGTGCCTCCCGGCCCATCAAAGAACCAGACGGTCACATATCCAGTCTCATTTACAGCAAGATCCAGAACATCTACAAGCTCAGCAGCACGAGCGCTAATAACGCTGGCGGTATTCCAAGCTGAATCCGGGGCAGGTGCTCCCTTTGTGGCCAACCAACCAAAGCTTTGAACCAGCAAGTTTCCTGTGATACTGGCTTTGACTTTGCCTGCATCCACTGCCGCGCTAACTTGCCCATCCGGACCACCAGCCTCCGGAATAACAGCTTCACTGATTATCCTCTGGCCATGTTCCCCTGTCCCATTGGGCCCCGTAAAGAACCACCCAGAGAGATAAGCAACTTCATTTCCTTCAATGGAGAATACTGCGGGATCAACAACAAAGGTGCCCGAGCGCTTGTCAATGATAGTGAGGCCAGTTGGTTCATCAATCTCCTCATCTATTGGTGCCAACTTGCTCAAGCGATAACCGAAGCTTACAGCCGGCCCATCCCCGGCAAACAGCCCTGAGACTTCACCAGAGGTGTTGGAGCGTATCTGGGAATAGCCGAAGGGGTCATTATCCGTGGGAGGAAGTGTGATAACACCAGTCCCCCTCCTCCATCGCTTCGATCCACCTTTAGCTTGTCCGCTGGTTCGAAAAGTGGTTCGATGAGTTTTCCCGAGCCGGTGCCGGAAGCCGGTAACAGCCCAAATATAGGCATTATCAGTTATGCGGAAATTCGGCTCCCACTGGATATAGTCTCCCAGCTCAACCCATGGCCAGAAAAGGTTCTCAATTTCCTGTTGTACCAGCGGAGTGCTAAGATCCTCCAATATCAAATTGGCAAAATCCCATGCCTCTTCAACCGTATCTATTGCGCTTCCATCCCCCTCGGTGAATTCAATCGCTCTAACGCCGAGAGGGAACCCGCCCAAAGCAGCAATGCTATCAGAATCAACAGCAGTTACAGAATCAATCTTTTTTGTGCTTTTGTTCCAGAACCTTACCTTCACTGTGTTCCGGATTCCGGATTCCTTCTGATTTGACTTCTTTATGTCCAGGTACTGATCCGGACCCAACACAGCTACCGGGGAAGCAGAGCTGCTATTCCTGTTCGGGAGCATTGCGACCAATCGGAGTGCCCCTGTATGCCACCTCTGTTCAACGTATCCGCCAACATGGCCCAGGAGTGCATCCACTGCTTCTCGAATAGTCTGGCCTGGACGTGTTTTGTAGCTGGTGACGCTGAAGTTGAGCGGGGTTGGAAACTCGATGACAGGGGCAGCAGTAGTCAAATAGTGATTGAGAACCTGCTGAACCACAGTTTCGAGCGGGGTGCCTGATTCAGAGCCAAATTCCTCCTCTTCATCAGTCAAAATCACGCGATCCATCAATTTCAGATCGTCGCGCCCGGAAATAAACACTACGCTGCCTTTTCCCCCAACCTCTACCTCTTCTGTGGCTCCCGCTACAAGCGTAAACCAATCGTTTGCAGAAGGTGTGTTTCCGGCAGCCGTTATAGCCACCTGCACCTCAAAACGCCTGGAAAAGTAAACTCGGGGTGCATATCCACCAACAACCTGGTTGAATACGCTATCAGTCACCAAAGGTGCCAAGCTATCATCACCAACCTCCCTTCGGAGGCTGATACTTACATTGCTCCCAGCATCATCAACATCCTTGCCCCATTCTGCCCCCTCGCACCAATCAATTCCTCCGAGGCTCCGGAAATCTGTCCATGATCCGTCTGCATGCTGTTGGCGGTATCTCCAATGGGATGCGTAGCGCGACCCATTGGCCAACCCGACGCGATCAAGATGGGTTCCTATCATACTTGTACCAGATCCAAGCGTGCAGTACGAAGGTGTCCATTCTCAGTCCACTCATATCCCATATCGCTCAGCCTTCCACGAACAGATATGGAAGCCCCATTGAAAGCGCTCCCCGAGACCATAACATGGTTCCCGTACTGGAAGCGCTGTCTAATAGTAGCAAGTTCAGCTTCAGTCATTTCTAACAGCGTCATGACCCAACGACGTTTCTCTGCCCGTATAGAGGCACGAAGTTGGCCGCTGTCGCTCCGGGTTTCGTCCCCAATCATATCAGAATCAATCTCAATGATCCCTACAACGTTCAAGACCAGGTTGCCATCAACAATGATGAAATCCATTATACAGGCACCGGAAGCGATTCAAAGAATAGGCGCGAGGGATCGCTGGGGCCTCTCCCCCTGGTCAAGCGCTCAATCTCTTCATAAAGCTGGCCATAGGTTTCAGACCCATCGCCAGATCCTTGGATTGTGATGGTTGGGGCAAATGTGGCCCCCTGGATGATAACCTTAGCATCTTGTGCCTCGCCACCTGATTTCGCAGTTGGAGAGGGAGAGTGGAGCGGGTTGGCTGCTCGGTGGGCAAGGCCAGCGGTCTTGAATCCATGAACAGCACCGATAACAGCGCTGTTCAGCTTTTCCATGTTATTGGCGGTCCGCTCCATGGCGGTGTCGAAATCCATATTCCACAGGTCCCGCCTCGCCTCGGCCAGCGCCTCAGCCGTCTCCTTATATCCATTCCCCACATCTTTGATTGCGTTCCCAAGGGATTGCAAGCCAAGATCTGTGCGAATGATTCTCTTGATGAAGGTCCCAATAGCGTGGATCAACGATCCAACAGCATTGGCGATTCCTCCCATGACGGTGAAGATCAACTGGCCGAAGATAGTCAGCACAATCGCCACTCCCTTGATAACCGGGAAAAGAATGGCCATGACTGAGGTCAGTGCCGGGAGAAGCGCTTCGGCCAACAGTGTGATTGGATAAAGAAGGGCATCCACCACCGGCCACAACCCCTCCATCACCGTGGACAGGAAGTGGGCGATTATCCCGAGCGGCCCCAATGCAGCGGCCAGCTGGAGCGCGGACTGTCCCGCCATTTGAAGGCCAACTTCCGCGGTTGTGCCCGGATCAGTAAACTCATTCTTCAGCTGTTCAGCCCGAATCCTCATCTCATTACCAAAGTACTGAAGATCACTGACTGTGCGGCGATAGGCTTCTGTCTGTGCCCACATTGCCCGAAGCTGGTCTGTTGTGAACCTGTCATAATCCGGCAGATCCTTCAAGGAGAGGTCCATGCCTTCTGTAACCAGGTTCACCGGCACTGTTACATCTGGGGCCGGCATGTCCCGGAGCTCAGCAAAGATGGCCTCGCCCATCCTCTTGGCGATTCCCCTGAATTCAAGCCCCTCCATGGAGAAGTCAGGAAGCTGATCAGCCAGGTCAACCGTCTGTTGAAGGAGGGTCATGGCTCGCCGCTGGGCCTCTGCGAATCGGGCTGGGGAGTCCTCAAACACCTGGAGGGCCATGCCAAGCCGACTGGCTTCCTCGTAGGCTCGCTCCAGAGGGGTGATTATCTTGGCCAGCTCATTGGCGGTTGTGCTGGCGTTCTCGGCCACCGTCTCTGAGGGCGGGATCATCGCATTGTACGCAGCCGCCAACTTCAGCCCCTCCTCCTTGGCTCCGGCAATCGCATCCTTGACGAAGGAGGTTTGAGGCATTTGACGAAGGGCATCAATTCGCATGCTGTTGGCCAAGGTCGCGGCCATGAGCTGTTCGCGATTCAGCCCCTTCAGGCTGTTAGTGTAGTTGTCCACGCTATCAGCTGCCCCGGCTGCATCGAGTTGGTTCTTGATGAACCTCTGGGACAGGACGAGAAGGGCAGCGAGTAACGCACCGCCACCAACCAAGGCAGGAAGAAGGCTGGCCCCAATGGCTATCTTCAGGAACCCAATCGCGGTGGCCAATCCCCCAATCGCCAGGGTCAGCGGCCCAATGATTGCCAAGGCCACGCCAAAGGCCACAATGGCATTCTGGGTTTCTTCATCCAGCTCCACAAACCATTTCGTCGCATCCTTGGCCGCAACCACCAGCTTGTCGAAAACCGGGAGGAGACGAGCGCCGATAATGTCGGTGACCTGTTCAAACTCATCCTTCAGCTGATTCAGCTTTCCGGCTGATGTCCCGGCCAACTCCTCAGTGAGACGGAAGAATTTGCCGCCTTCAGAGGTTAGAGAGATGAACGCTTGTTCAAGATTGGCGAAGCTGATGGCCCCGGAAGCAGCCATTTCCCGGACCTCAGACTCAGCGATCCCAAACTGTTTTGCAAACTCTTGGATAAGAGGGATGCCCTGTCCAGTGAAGCGGTTCAGGTCCTGTCCCATCAAGCGCCCCTGCACCTTGGCCTTACCGTAGGATTCGGCCAAGTCCGCAATATTCATGTCCACGCCGGCAGCAATATCCCCAACCCTTCTCAGCGTAGGCACAATTTCCTCGGCCTCGGTGCCAAACGCAGCCAACAGCCGAGTAGCATTGGACAGGGATTTCCAATCGAATGGTGATCCTGCTGAGAATTGGTATAGCTCATCGAATACAGCGTTGGCTCGCTCAACATCACCAATAAGCACCCGTAGGGAGGATGCAAAGGTTTCCAGCTGCTGGGCGCTCCGGATACCTACCGTGGCCAGGCCGGCCAAGGGCAACGTCAGCCCCAGGGTCAGTCGCGTTCCGACACGATTGATGGCACTGGAGAAGTTATCAAACTTCTCCAGTGACTTATCCAAAGCCCTTTCAAGCTCGGAAGAATCTGCCCCAATTTTGATTAGAAGCCGACCTAGAGTCATCTTCTCTTTCGTTTCATTTTACCAAATTTGAGCTTTTGCTCATCCTTGGTTTTATGATTTTCACAGTACGTCTCAAACGCTACCCATCTCATAACCTGTCTTATGGAAACCTCCGACATCATCCTTTCTGCATCAACGCGACCAAACTCCTTGGCTAGTCGATAGCAGAAAGCTCGGTAGGGTTTTCCTCAAACTCAAGCTCCATCTCCTTGAGATCCTCCTCGGAGACATCCGAAAGCTCAATGATACGATTGAACAGCCGCCCAATCGGCCCACTGTTCTTGCGAGCCAGTTGAAGCACCGCTGTCGTATCCCGGAAGATACGCTCTTTGGTGATGGGATTGACTGTGCACATTGAGATCAGGAGCGCTCGACTGGCCTCCTTGGTCTGTTTTACAACAGCCGCGTTGCTCTTGTTATTGCCCTTGCGCTTGTTGTCGCTGTCCAGGCCCTGAACCGTTCGCTCCCACTTGTCCCTCTCCAGCGAGGTTGCGTTCCTCACCATGAGCTTGCCCGGCTTGCCGTTCTTGGGCCATTCGGGGATTTCGACAATATCGTAGACATAATCATCAATATCAACGATTTCGTCCAGGGAGAGAAACTGGCTGTAGTCCTCGGGCATTGCTGTAGCTCCTTGAGCTTGGTGATGGGCAGGTATAGAGCCTTGTCTATACCTGCCCAATTATAGTAGTCGAATGCACAATAAACAAGGTCTGCCCCTTATGCGGGCATTGTGATGTCGATCTTCGGGCCAACCCCTTCCAGGGAAAAGGAACACTCGACATACTCGGCATCCGCATCCGCATTGTCGGTGTACTCGGTCACATTGCACTCCTGGAGGTATCCCAGCGCTCCAGTATCCATCCCCATGGGGAGAACCCGGAGCCAAACAGTCACGCGCGCATCGCGACTGTTGCGGAGAGGATTCTGCCCAGCCGTATCTTCCAGGTTCAGCAGCCCACTCAGGTCATACGTGTCCGTATCCGGTCCTGCGCGGAAGTATGGGTTGGGCCTGCCAAAGACACGACGCCGAGCGGGAGCCTCGGTCCCATGGGTCGCATCATAGCTCTCAATGTCTTCGATGGTGGCGAATGGACCTGCCTGGTCCTCGCCCACCTGTACCAAGACATTCTCAACGTCGAGTGGCATTTCTCACTCCTTTTTGGTATTGGTGACGTCCGGCACAGCTGCATCGTAAACAGCCTCTTGAAGATCCTTCTTGGTGCGCCCCTTGGGCTTTACCTCTGCCTCACTGACCACCTTTTGAAGGTCCGACATCGACATCTGGCCGGACGCTGCTTGGCGGGCTTCCATCCTCCGACGGAGCGAAGGAGGAATGTCTATCTTTTTTTCCACTTTTCCCTCCAAATGTTTTCCTGCTAGTCCCCTCCTCCACAGCCGGTTGAAGCTCCCTGAGCAAATCATCAACCAGAGACATTGTGGCCAATGCCTGGGAACGAACGGCCAACAGCTTGCTTGCAATTGAGGCAGGGTCCAATTTCATCTTGTGTTCACTCGGTAAAGTTGTCTGACCCTGCGTAGATTCCTTTCAATCTCTGGGATATAGGTGTCCTGCTCCCAGCGAAGAAGTATCATCTCAGTGGCCCCAGGAATTTCAATCAAATTCCCGTGAAGGATGTCCCTTGCCCGAGCGGCCATGTTCCCGACCTGAGAATCACCACGTCTCCTCTCAATCCCAGAAACCACCTCGGTATCCAGGCCCCACCAATTTATCTCAATGCTATGAGTTGATGCTGGAGGCTTCCCCAAGCGCCCCCTCGCGCTCTCAACCGGAGGGCCGAAAGTGCCATATGGTTTCGGGGCATTAGCATCAACTCGATCATAAATTGGCGGGAGAACGCTGTCTGCATTGAGAAAATCCATAATGACTTTCTTCACATACCAGGCGCTCATATCCCCTTCCTCAGGGCTTTCTTGATCGCCACGCTAATATCAGCCCTGTAGTGGGGAGACATGGCTTCAAATGCAGGGCGAAGAAACGGTTGGGCTTCCATCCTTGATGTGCCCAACTCTTGGTAAAATGGGTAAAAGGGCAAATTGTGGGGGAGATAGTCATTGGGATCACAATACACATCGAACCCAACTTCATCCTTGGTGTAGGAAACTTTGATATTCCTGGCCATGTACCCAGTCTCCTTGGGCGCAAGTTGTACAGCCAGGTCGCGTGTCTGTTGTCCCGACCTACGGGTGGCCACGCGCATCTCCTCCACGATTCGCTCGTTCATTCGGTAGAAGTTGGCCACAATTGCGGATTGCCCTTCTATGGACAATCTCACATTGTGCTTCTGCCTCATCCTTCCATGTTTTCTAGCCACTTACAATCCTCCTTAGCAGAACCTGTCGATGAACAGCGTAACTGCTGAGAGGCGGGAGGCCGGCAACCTCATAGGTTGTCGAGACATTGTGCCTCCCGGAGACTACTGTGATAATCGAGTCTGGGGTGATTTGGTCATTCGGGAGAGGACAGTACATTGAGACGATATTCGACACATCCATCTTGCCCGCAGAGTAAAACTCCCTGAGATCCTCTTTGGTGGACATGGCGACGATCCTGCAAGAGAAGGTCACCGTTGTGCCTTCTCCCCGATAACCTGAACCTCCACCCTCGTCAACCCATTCCCCTGGAATATGGAGTGCTGCAGTATCGGGCATTGCCCCCACAGACATGTCTGTGAAGGTTTGCAGCATCTCTGGGGTAACGAAGGATTCTCCAGACATCTCTTACCAGTGCCTTGTTTTAGGCACCGCTATGGTCCCCGTAAAGCGATCAGATTGTACGGAAGCGGTTTCTGGGATAATAAGGTGGAAGGCTTGGAGATAGTCCAGCGCCTTGTCCTGGAAGGCTTTGATCTGACCCTCGGTGAAGGACTGACTACCCAGGTCTTGCATCGAGGAGGATGCAGGACGGTTGGATTTCAACAAATACGCAGCATCAAACGCCCGATACAGCGCCCAAGCCTTCACAGCTGAATCCGGCTCCTCCACTACAATAGGATAGGAAAGCACCTTGAGCTCCCCCTCCGTGATATAGATTTGAAGCCTATCCACCAGTGGGTCCGTTGGAGTATCGGGCAAAAAGCCAGGCTCCAACGGCCCCACTGGTGAAAGGAGATCAGCTGGCGTGATCACGAAGAAGCCAGTGCCTTCGCGTAATCAGCCTTCTTCGCACCCTTCTTCACCTCAAGGCCGCGCCTTTCGGCTTCCTCGCGAAGCTCATCAGCGCTGAACTCGGCCTCAAGCTGATCAGCCGTTCTTCCATCGAAATCACCTGCGGTGGCTGGCTCCAGGTTATCAGAACGATCCTCCTGGTCCTCCACATTGATCTGATAGGCCAGCCCAAGCGCCTCAGCCAGCGCCTTGGGGACCTCCACGTCCTGGCCAGGCCCATACAGCCGGCCACCCCGAAGGCCAACGCTGTTTTTGAGCTCGGGCACAGTTACCATTTCCTCTGCCATATCCTTCCTCACATCAAGGGGTGATCAGTGGGGAGACACCCAAACGGCTGTGTCCCCTCGCTGCTTACGCCGGAAGCTCCGTGGTCGCTCGCGCGATTTTCTGGGGAGCCTCAATAACCGGAGCGATATTGGTGACGGCACGACCCCGAAGCTGGTATGGGCGCTCCTGGGGAACGTACATGTCGCCCCAACGACCCATCTGACCACCACCTTCGACCGTGGGGCCGATGTGGGTGTAGCCGAGACGGTTGGCATCATCAGGATCTTCACCCTGAGAACCACGCCCCGGAACATACCCCTGGACGTTGTTGTTCCCGATGGCCACGAGATGGCCACGATTGATGAAGGGAAGAATCAGCGTGGTGTCCGGGTTGGCCGGATTGATGACCTCACCCTCACGGTCATATCCGACCAACGTCACCACATCCGCAGCGTCTGCGCTGAACTGCCCAGGGAAATCCTCACCCGCTGAGTTGCGGGCAAAGCGACGGAACACCACTGAGCTGCCCGACTCACCAACCGTGGCCAGCTGATTGGCCGGGTTGTAGCGGATAGCATCGATGGTGTCGGGATGGGCGATAATGGCGCGAACCTGTCCGCGCAGCGTCCGACGAAGCTGGCGAATGTCGTTCCAGAACACCGAGCCAGGAAGATGATACGCTTCACCGCCCGCAACAGTGCGCTCGGGAAGGAAGTTGGCTGCGGGAAGCTGGTAGTCGATGAACAGACGCTTCTTGTTGAAGGTCCAGTCGATCACACCATTCTGCAGAGCCTGGCCACGAAGCCATTCTGCAGTGTCGAAGTGGGGCTGCATGATGACGAGCTCAAAGAAGTTGAGCGCCTCGTCTGCAAGCCTCTCGTTGGTGGCGAGCTGATCACCGAGAATCCCAGCCCGCATCAGAAGATCCTGAAGCGTCCGAAGCTGATGCTCCGAGAGAGGAACCTCATTGGCAACCTTGGCCGTCTGAGCGTTCCAGTCGCTCGCCTCAGCCGCTCCACCCGGAGGATAGGAAGAATCCATGCCGACCAGCCCAGCCATTGTGGCTCGGATGACCATGTTGCCGCCCTGGGCATGGTAAGTGGGCCGATTCTCCTCTGGAAGAAACTGCTCCAGGAGATAATCGGATGGGGGGCGTGCCCCATTGATGATACGGAAAGCTGCGTTAGCCCCAAGGGTCATAAGCGCAGCGACAAAGTTGAGAATCATATCGCTACTCCCCCTTTAGGCTCCACGAGTGTCAGCATACGCCTCAAAACGCCAACCCGTTCCGGATGCATTGAGCGCATCCCTCAGGCCGGCATCAAGAGGCTGTGGGAGGAGCGTCTCATAGATCACCCCTCCAACGTAAACGCCATATCCGCTCAGAGCCTCATAAAGAGCGCCCTGATTTGCATCCGTGGCCAGGAGCCCAATTGCAGCCCCTGCTCCTGCCACCCCGGTGGGCACGACGCGACCGTCTGGCATCTCGGAGATGACCGTACCAGCCTTCAGCTGCTTTTGGCCATTGGCACCGATGTAGCCAGCCGGAACGTTCGCCCAGTCAACCTGGCGTCCGTCAATCGTCATCATCGAGTGCTGATCGAGAATGAACGATGGGCGGCCCAGGTTATAATTGTTCCGATTCATGGGCCTTCCTTACTGAATGGTTGAAATCTTGTGCAGAGGGCTCACCTTCAAGCCTTCCTCTCTTGCCTTCTGGCGCGCGGCGATCCTCTCAGCAACCTTGTCGCCGGAACCACCCTCTCCACCAGAGCTTCCACCAGTCGATGCAGGAAACCTGATCCCCCCACGGGCATCGGAGTTCTCGCTGGTTGTCGTCCCCTTCAGCGGCACGAGATAATCCTTGGCCTCGGATTCCACGTACTGGGTCAACGGCACAGAGTCTTTGTCTCCGGCCTTGACGTAGGGAATTTTCACCTGCTTACCATCCTTGGTCTCCTCCCTCAACTCCAACTTGAGGCCCCTGGCCACAACCAGATCGTTCAGAATCGTTGGGTTCTTGTAGCCAACTGCTTCCATGGCTGCTCCAACCTGCTGATCCTGTTCGATTTTGCTGAGCTTGCCTTGAAGCTCATCAACTTTGGTTTTGACTTCCCCTGGCTTGCCGAGTGCTCTGTAAGCCTCCAACTCCTCGGCCTCCTCCTTGGAAAGAACGCGCTGCCCCTCCTTGGGGGCAATTTTCCCAGCAGTGGCCAAATCAGCCTCCAAGGATCGGATGCGCTGACGCTGCTGGAATCGTTCTCCAAGTAGAATAGAGACGGCCATGATTGGGTCACCTCCAGCCTTTCCAGCAATAAACCCCTGGACATTGGGACTGCCCTTGGGTCTGCTGGGCGGGTTGGAAGGTGTCTTGGTCTCGCCTTCCCCCTCTGGCTCTGTCCGGAACAAAATTCCGTGTCTCTTCATGCTCTCCCCCTGGGAGGTTTTCGGGTTAGTCGAACAACAACCATTCTTACTATAATGGTTGTTGTTCAGCTATACAAGGGATGCTTTATTTCCAGGTGTACCGGCGAGTATTTTATATCATTGTCTCCTTTGAATTGTTTACGGTGGTCTGCGCGATTGGACAGAATCAACCGGGGAATCCCGGAGGGGAACGCATCACAGGTGTCTGCCTCCTTATTCAGATTATGGAAATGCTTACAATTGGCGCATTGGGGAAAGAAGCTAGGCATCCTCGTCCTCCTCCTCGGGTTGTGCGCGCTTGATCCAATTCGCATCCTCCTTGGTGATGTCGAAAATAAACTTGATTTCTGGATCTTCCTTCTGTAGGTCGCGAAGGTGCCGCTTGTATAGCTTTCGATCTTTCCTGTTCATATCCTGAATCCTCTCAGGGCCATTGCCTCAGCCCATTTCAAGTAAAACTGGCCCCCGGCCAATCTTGCCACATCTCTCCAACGGTTTACGTCCCCGGCGCTCAAATCATGTTCAAAATCTGATATATTGAAATATGCCGTTCTCCTGGGCAAGCCGTTTAGGATCTGTTCCTTTTCATAGCTATATCTCAATCCCATCTCAGAAGCGTGGCTGAATAGAATGTCCTTTGGGGAAATCTCCTGGACAAAAACATTTCTCCCAAAGCTGCTGGCTGTGCCCTGGGCCGTTGTCCAAGAGGATGCAGCGTTGCCAGGAGCATTCATGAATCCAATTTCCCCATGCCTCTTTATCCCCAGTCCCTGTGCCAAGACACCTCCATCCTTCATGCCTCGGAAAACCTTGACTGTGGCATCCGGGGAGCCGAACGCCTTGGTCCATGCTGCCGTATTCCAGTCAATCTCCATCTGCATCATCTCGGCCAGATCTTCAACCTTCGTGAAATAGTACCCATCACTGAGAACATCTTCAAGACGGCTCTGTAGGCGCTTGTGAAGGTCTTTGTCGTGATCCAAATAGTCCTCGTGAAATATGATCTCAGACCCATTCAGCTGTCTAGAGGCAAATTTCATAAGGAGTGCCCCATCGTTATCAGAGGAGTCGATCCAATCAATCATGACCTGTTGATACATTTCCAAGCGCTCGGCAATCTCATCCTTGCTCAGCCCCATCTCCTCCAAGCGTCGGTACATATAATCTTCCTTCTCTCGGAAGAAATTGTCCCATACAGCATCATCAGCCTTGGAATTATTCCCCTCCATCATGCCTTTGAAATCATCAAAGAGAGCTTGGTCAAACTTGTTCATTGCGTCCAATGCCCTCTTTTCAACCTTTGTCTTGACCTGGGCCTGGGCCAAGAATCCCTCGCCCTGTAGGATCTTTGTATCAGAGGCTTTGTACGGCCTTCCAGCTGCAGTCACCCTTGCCAACTTCCCGGTGGGTGTTCTCACGACATACAGCGGTTGCCCAGAAATTGAGATAGTTTCTGTCACCGTAAACCCAACGGGCACAGTGGGCACGCCTGTGGCCACACCCGTACCCAGGGGCACACCTACGTTAGCGGCAGCAGTGGGTAGCGGTGGGGCTACATAGGCAGCGGCTGAGGACGGGTTAGGAATCAGGCCCTTCTTGGGAGCGACGAAGCCTTGGGCCTTCAGGATCTTAGCGTTGTTCGCATTGAACGGCTTCCCAAGCTCGTCCAACTTCGCCAACTTGCCGTTGGGCATCTTCACAATGATGGCCTTCTTGCCGTAGACCACCTCCTCCTTCATAACCGAGAAGCCAGCCGGGAGCGACGGCACCATTGTTGGGGGCTTGGGGACAGCGGCGACGGCTGTCGGCACCTTCTTGACGTTAATGACTGGTCCACCAAGTCCAGAATAGACCATCAGGACATCATCGGAAATTTTCTTCCCAGCCAATTTGAGCGTGATCACCTCCGAGATGTACTCGCTCTTGCTGACTGCCGCGTACTTGGACACTTCCCCAACACTCTCCAAAGCATACTTGTGCAGGGCCGGTCCTGCTGGGGTCATATCCATGCCCTTCTTAGTTATATGCCCCATTTCGTGCCAGAAGGTGGCATACGGGTGATCCGAGGCAGAGAACCCAGAAGCGACGGCTTGTTTCTGGTACGTGTGGTAGCTCGACATGCCGTCTTTCCAAACGTCATTGCCAATGTTGAGGACAATGACTTTTTCATCTTTGGCAGTGCTGATCGTGGCCTTGGCTACCCACCCTTGGGGGTCCTTTACATCCCTCACAATGGAAAAGACATCCGGCATATCGAGGCCAGCTTCTTTGCCCTGCTTCATGGCCTCTAGAGCGTGCTCCAATATGTCCATGGGAAGATCTGGTATGCTTTGGCCATATAGCTTGATACCATTATTTTTATACATCTCCTTGGCATGCGTTCCATCCAGAAACTTGGGCACTGTTAGGTCGCTCAGCTCTACTCCATCCTTGGCCGGTCCAATGGCAGGGGCAGTGAAGAACCCCTCGCTGCTCTTCTTGATGTAGTCATCAATGGCTATCTCTTTTGTATTCACCCATATGGCTTGGGCTTTGATCTCCTCCTGGGTATATTGCCCTTTGGGTGCCGATATCATGTCCTGGTAAACTTGTTTCTGTTCCTTGAGCGCCTCGTTGTGGAAATCGAAGTTGTCGTCAGTGATGGTCTTGTTGGGGTCCATCAGCTGATACTCAAATCCGCCTCCTGAGCCAATCGGGACAGATGCCTCGTCCTTGTCCTTGAAGAAATCGATGCGGCACTTGCAGTTACTGAGACAATCGCGCGTACCTATGGGGGGAAGCGTCCGGATCATCACTCTACCGGCTTTAGTGGCCGCTAGACACCCCTCACACTCATCCGAGGATTGTAGGAAGTTTTGCTCGAAGTTGAACCCAAGCATGATATGGGTCTGTTGGTCAACGGCCACATAGGTCCGCCGTCCAGCTTGGGCGTACATGTCCGCTCGCCGGAGAAAACGCCCATCGAGTGGGGTTTTCCCACTCTTTATATCATTGTGAAAGCGACGAAGGTATTTGTACTGGTCGCGGACGACTGGGCCCATGCGGGCGAAATCTGTGGCGTCCAGCTGGTTCCACCCACCCGCTGCTCCCGCAGCATTGAAGAGGTGGACATTTTTGATCTGGCGCCGCATCCCCAACTCCCACTCCGCGAGGCTGATCTTACCAGCCTGAAGCCCCCGAGACAGATGATTGACTTCCATCCCAGAATTTGAAATGGCCGTGTCCATCGCATCCCGGATTCCCTTGCGGGAGATCAGCCGCCCCGTCCCACTGTCACGATAGCGGAGGATCTTGGAGTCCCAGTTGTAGCGCCTGGGGTCGATCACTTGTTCTTCCTCGGCATTGGCTGGGCATCCAGGAGATAGCGAAACTCTCGGGGAGCGTTGCGGTGAAAGGCTCCCCGAGCGATCTCAATGTCCTGGAAAGAGATTGTGGATGCCTCTTCAATCTCCTTCTCCTCCTTACTGCTCAATTGCGGTGTCTTCGGCATTTCCTCGGCTCCCTGTGATGATTTCCATCTGTTCTGGGGTAAGCCTGGCCAGCTTCCCAGCAGACTGGTGATCCAACCCAGCGGTGACCCAGTGATTGAAGACGAGTGCCTGTTTCTCGGAGCGGCCCAATTGTGCGATAATCTCCCCCTCAATCAGCTCCAGCGCAGCGTCAACATCGTCCACTCCCATCATCTCCATTGCCCACTCCTTCGGCAACAGCCCCTTCTCCACCCGCTCCACGAGCTGGATCTGTTCCTCTGCGGCCAGCGCTCCGGAGTTCAACCGGCACCGATACACACCCCTCATCCGGTCGCTATATTTGCCGGGCTGGCCCGACACAGCTTCCGCCAACGCTAACACACTCTCGATCAACCATCGTCCCAGTGCCTCTACGCGAGGCTGGGTGATCATAAGGGAGGCCAGAAAATCAATCCTCGCGTCCAACCGGGATTTCCCGGAAGCCGTGGCCTTGTCGCCCATCAGGACGTGCAGCTGGTCAGCCTCATCCAAGATGTCCGAGTAGTGGTTGTTCTTGGCGTCGATGGATGAGGTTGCTGGGACCGGGGTGCCCTCATGGATGGAGGGGGTGGTGATGTGGGTCTTGCCCTCCTCATCAGTGTAGGTGATGCCCTGTACGAAGTTGGAGTGGTTGGGTCCGGTGACGTAGGGTGCTGGACGGAAGGTGGCGGCTGGGTTTTCATCTGGATTGGTTGGGTTCCCTTGCTCATCTACCCAATCTCCGGGCATTTGGGCATTCAGGAGAGTTTCCCTCAGATACCCAGCCGTCACCACAGTCCTCGGAATATTCGACAGCGCAAGGTTGAGCGCTCGCTGGGCTTGCTGGATCTGGGTTGAGACCAGCAATGGGCGCTCCATCTCATGCATCAACAACCTCCCGCCCATCGGGATCGGATAGCTGGTGTCGGTGTTGTTTGAGATGGTTCGCACAATGGTGAATTCCCTGTCCTCGTCCAAGTAGGTCAATTCAGCATAGGTGCGACCACCTTTCTGGGACACGGGGTCATCATACTTGGTATAGATAAAGATGGATACGCGGCGCTTGGTGTCAGGGTCTTCAAAAATGCGCGCATTCTCAATCTGGGGGTGGTCTGGCCAAATCATCTCCAGGGCGCTTGGGATGTCTGGCGCTTCTGCGAAAGTTTCACCATCCTTCTCCTTCAAATACCCGCTCGGTATATATAACCGGAGGGCACTTCGCCCAGACCATAACAGATCGGTCACAACCTGCTGGATAAGCTCATGAGCGCCCCGGCTGTCTACCCACTCGGTCAACCACTCCTCCACATCAGAACGCTCCTTATCCAAAGCTTCCCAAGCTTCCCTCTCCTCTTCAGCAGCGTTCAAGGCAAGCGGAGGTAGCGGCTTCTTCCATGCCATCCCCCATGCCGGCTCCCGGCCCACGACGCCGCTGCTGTGCCGTTCGGTGATCTCAGCAATCACATTCTTCGACACAAACCCGCGCTCAATCAGCATCATTGCGCGAGCGCCACCTGGTTCGCCTGGGTGAGGTGTCGGCCCCATCCATCCGTCGCCCCCTTGGAAGTGGTCTCCTTCCATGAACATGCGATTCCGCTTGACCAATGGGGTGATCCCCCGGTTCACAATCTCATTGGCCTTTTTGAGACCAAGATTGTCGAATGGTGTGGGCATGCTTTATCCTTACCAGAGGTGGTCAGTGAGATTGCGAAAATCTACTATCAGGGAGCGAATGTTCTGGGGCAACCCAAAAAGTGCTGGGAGATTCTTTCCGGTGTGGAGACGATACTGGAAGGCCAACACCATTGCCTCCTCGTACAACTGTTCCTCGTACCAGGCACAGGGCTGTTGGAAATCATGGGCTACAGCCCAAAGCGTGGGGCTCCAGCGATACCCGAGGGCTTCGGACAGGTATGTGTGAAGAAGTTCGTGCTCTACCAGGCACCTCCAACAATCGCTATAGCCAAGGTGTTGGGCATATACCAGATTGTCCATGTTCCCCTCTCGGGTGCCCCGAGCCATCGTCCCATCCCGGAACCAGGTTTCCACCACCTGCCAGTCCGGGTACAGGATGACATCACAGTTCTTGAAGCTGAAGCGCTCGTCCTGTTTCATTGGACTCACCCCGGATCGCCAGCATGGATGATTCTGCTCTTATCCATTGTAAAACCTGTTCACAAAGGTTCCGGGGAAACGTGGCTTTCTCGGCGGGGGAGGGAAGTCAAAATCAGCATACACCAGCGAGTCCCCATCATCCGTGGAGCGACCGATGCGCTTCTTGATTTCATCTTTTGCCTCCACCTTGATAACCTTGTCGGAGGAGATGCTGTAGCGAATGTTGGTGAGATCTGTGATGAGTCCTTCGGGTATGTCCTCGGGCAGGGAGATTTGGCGAGTACGGAATTTTTCGCGCAGTTCCCACCACATCTGTGACCGGAGATTTTTGAAGGTGAAGAAGCTGTCCTTTCTGGGGACGGGCTTGTCTCCGCTCTTTACCTCGGTCACATTGAACCCATTCCGTTTCAGGCTGTCCACTGTGCCCGCACCTAGCCCAACTACGTCCACTCGTATGTTGTGATCCTCGACAGGTTGGGTAGGATCATTGGCCTCAATGGCTACGAAATCCGCGAGGCGGTCGGTGCTGATGTGACGATGGGTGGTAATCCGAAGCAGCGCATTCCCATCCATACGCGCAATCTTGCTGTCGTCATCCCCAAACCGAGCCACATCCACTCCCAAGCGTGGTGGCCGTCCCTGGATAGGCTCAACCTCCCTCGCGGCCCACACCCACTCGGCCTTTATCAGCTGGTCCGGGTCATCAATGAAATCCCACTCTCCCTCAATGAAGCGCTTGTACTCCTCCTCGGGCAGGTTTTTCCATGACTCCTTGACAGCGTCCGGGATGAATGGGTTATCGGCGGCTGTGGCTGGGATGAAGGCAAAAGG